TGCTGAAACATGCAGAACCTATCATGGTATTGGGATCATTTGGATCTCAACATCATCACCCAAAACGGAAAACCGACACCCCTGTGTTCAGACGGCTGGACCCGTTCAATGTAACCTCTGACGGCGTCGCAAATATCACTCCATCCAATTTTGTGACATCAGAAGGCACAACCCCTGACGCCAACACGATCAGCTACACAGACGTGTCTGTCACGCTTGAGCAGTATGCAGTGCTGTTCAAATATTCATCCAAATCAGAATTGATGTATGAAGATGACATCCCGGCCGACATGCAGAAACTGACAGGGGAAACCCTTGGCGAGGTCGCCGAACTCGTTTCGTACGGTGCTGTTCGGGCCGGGTCAAGTGTTATTTATGCCAACGGCAGTACTCGTGCAGGTCTTAGCTCAACAATCTCCCTGAATAATCTCCGTGCCGCTGCCAGGTCGATGGAAAACAACCGTGGCCGTTATGTTACCAGCCGAATAGCCCCGGGAGCTGCGTTCGGAACGTCTTCCGTAGAACCTGCTTATATTGTATTCATGCATACTGACATGAGCTCCGATGTCCGCGATCTCCCTGGCTTCACAAAGCGGGTTGATTATGGAACAGCAATCACACCGGTCCATGATCGTGAGATCGGAGCGTGTGAAGATTTCCGGTTTGTGACATCTCCATTGTTTCGCCCATTCTTGGGTGCCGGTGCTGCTATCGGTACCACCGGGATGGTCAGTGCAGAGGGGGTAAAATGTGATGTATATCCCATGATTATCATTGCCGAAGATGCCTGGGGCCATGTAAGCCTCAAGGGTGAAAAAATCCCGGGTACGAAAAACGCTGCTAACACAGGCATCTCTCCAACAATTATTCCTGCCACTCAGAAGAATCATGCCAACCCGTCAGGGATGTTCGGGTATGTCGGAGCGGACTTCTGGTATGCCCCGGTCAGGCTGAATGAAAACTGGATGACAAGAATCGAATGTTGCGCCACTAAGATATAAAATCTTGAATGTTGTGTAACTGATATCTCATCATTTTTATTAGGCAGGATGGATAATTCCACCCTGCCTTGGAGAAATAACAATGGCCGAAAAAAGTATAAAACGACGGATGCAGGCGGTGTCCAATAAATCGGATGCCAGCGAATTGCGTTCACTGCTTGATGCAACTTTAACAGATTTGACAGAGCTCAGGGATGAATTGGTTAAATCTGTGGCAGACGTGAAAAGAGTCGCAATGGCATTAGATACCCTGGCAACCAAATTGAATGCAGATACCGGGGTGGCTGATACCAACTATGCCACCAATAACAATGCTGCGATTACATCAGCAACCCCGAATGCGTTAACGCTTACCAGTTAACGCTTACCAGTTAATGATTGCTATAGATAGGAACAACGATCAATGAATTTGAATGATGATTTAAGAGGAGGCACAATGTGCCTTGGTTGTGTCGGCCTGGCTTTAGACGCTTCTGCAAAGGCAGATGCGGAGACGCTTGCCGATTTTGCGTTCGCTATAAATGGACGCACATACAAAAAAACAAGCGGTGACGGCGATGTGCAGCTTGACGGGAATACAGTAACAGCCGGATATACTGCGCTGTTTTTGATTGTTGTCAGTGCTGCAGGCACCATTACTGCGGTTAAAAGCGATGAAGTTTCAAACGATGATCTCGAATCCGGAGAATCGGTGTTGCATTGGCCGGTACCAACGGCGAATACCTGCCCGATTGGAGCTTTAAAAATTAAAAATGCGTCTGCTTCAGTCTTTACCGGCGGCACCACTCTGCTCGATGCAGCAAATATAACTACAACATTTTATGACTTGCTCACTGTGCCGGCTACTCCGCTGACATAGCACCTGGTCTGGGCGGTTATTGACCCAATAAACATTAACCACCCTGGGTTGGATTTTCCGATTCAGGGTGGTTTTCAAAGGAATTTAAAAAATATGGCACCAAGAAAAGTTGAAATTGATGAAAGTAGTGTCCCGAATAAAGACCCGTTTGCTATTTCAGAAATAGGGCTGGCTACCGGGCTTGAACAGGTTTCAGAAAACGATTTTGTAAAAGCGGCAGAGCTGGAAGCCTTTATGAATCAATACCTCACAATCATACTGTCACCATCGTCCAATAAAGAGGACCTACGGGTAGTTACCCCAAGCGTTGGAGGCATCAACCAACCGATCGTCAGGGGCCGTCAGACCAAGGTAAAACGAAAGTATGTTGAAGCTCTTGTCCGCTGCACAAACACAAGATATGAACAGCGAGTGTCAGATCCTTCTCAGCCACATAAAATCAAGATGGTCGAATATACGGTGCCACAATACCCGCTGACGGTTATCAGTGATCCGCATCCGCATGGATTTGCCTGGCTTGAATCCATAACGGCGTCGCTATAAAAATGAATTTTCTGGCTATGTGTCAACGTTTGAAGCGGGAGGCTGGGCTTCCGGGTGGAGGCCCAGTTTCGGTCAGCAATCAAACTGGTATTCATAAACAAATTGTAGAATGGATACAATCTGCCGATGAGGATATTCAAAATCAACACGCGGACTGGTCATTTCTTGCCAGGGATTTCGAATTTATAACAGTTGAAGGCAAACAAGCGTACTCACTATCCGATGCATCCCTGGCAGACCTAAACCACTGGAAAACAAATGACTATGACCAAATTTCGTGCCGACGTGAGTATACCGACGAACAGTTCTTGATCCCGTTGACCTGGTCTGAGTTCAAACGAGTATATCTGTTTGGATCATCCAGAACAATATCCGGAAGGCCACAGTTTTTTTCAATTAAACCAGATAAGTCAATTGTCTTTTATCCCATCCCTGACAATGCTTATACAATATCTGGTGAATATTTTATAAAAGCAAAATTGATGACCGTGAATTCAGATGAGCCACCTTATCCGTCAGAATACCACATGGCTGCTGTCTGGAGGGCGTTAATGTTTTATGGTGCATTCGACGCCGCTGACGAACGGTACAGTCATGGGCAAAATGAATACCGGCGTGTTATGAATGGAATGTATTCGGACCAGCTTCCAACGGTATCATGGGGAGAACCACTAGTATGAGGTTAAAACCTGTTTCGGTGTCAACAGAATATTCGCCATTGGTGGGTGGATTAGATCAAGCTTCTCCGCCGTTGACCATAAAAGCAGGCAGATTAATTGATTGCGTAAATTACGAAGCAGGCGTTCTTGGTGGTTATCAACGAATCGATGGCTACGAACGATTCGATGGTCGGCCGTCACCGTCAGACGCTGTTTATTATTTTGCTCCAACCGAAACCTCTTTGGTTGATATTGTCGATGTTGGGGATATTATTACAGGTGATACAAGTGGTGCTATCGGTATTGTTGCGAGAGTAACAGAAGAGGCGCTTAATCTTACGAAAGTTTTTGGCAATTTTGAGATTGAAGATATTTTGCTTTCTGGCGATGTTATCGGAAGGATTATTGAGATCCCAACTATCAGCGGAGAGCTGTCGATTGCGCCTGATGCTGAAGCCAAAAATGCGGCAGCGGATATTTATCGTAATGATATTTCAGGTCCAACCGGTTCAGGTCCAATTAGAGGTTTAGCTTTACTTAATGGGGTTTTGTATTGTTTTAGAAATAATGTCGCCGGGAATGCCGGGAAAATTTTTAAAGCGACATCAAGCGGATGGGTGGAAGTTCCTTTATATAGTCAGATTTCTTTTATTTCTGGTGTCGAATCAATTCCGGATGGCACATTTATTTTACAATCTGTTTCAGGGGCAAGCGCTATTGTTCGCAGGACTGTTTTGGAGTCTGGTGAATGGGGTAGCACGGCTCAAGGTAGATTTATAATTTCGAACATTGCAGGCACTTTTAACAAGATCAATGTAATAACTGTTTTGGGTGTTACAAAAGCGACTGCCAGTTCAACCGTGACACCGATCACAATTTCTCCTGGCGGACGTTATGAAACCATGGTGTACAATTTTTATGGCAGCACAGAAACAAAAAGGATTTATGGTGCCAACGGAGTTAATAAAGGTTTTGAGTTTGATGGGTCTGTTTATGTGCCTATTAATACAGGCATGAGTGTAGATAAACCGGAATATGTTTATGCTCACAAACAACAGTTATTCTTCTCATTCAAAGGCTCATTGCAACATTCAGGGGTAGGGAACCCATGCCAATGGACTGCAATTTCTGGAGCAAATGAGATTGGTATGGGTGACAATATCACAGGCATTATATCTTTGCCAGGGAAGGCCCTGGCGATTATGTCAAGAAATTCATCCAGCCAACTCATTGGAAATAATGTTGATGATTATGTCTTGGACGGAATATCCGATGAAGTTGGTTGTATTCCGCGTACTGTACAACGGCTTGGGTATTCATATTGCCTGGACGATCGTGGTATTATAGGAATTGTTCCAACAGATTCATTCGGTAATTTTGAGAATTCAACAATCAGTCATATTGTGCAACCAGCGATCGATCAAATTCGATCCAAGGTTGTTGCTTCATCTGTGTATCGCAGTCGTAATCAATATCGCATTTATGGGTCTGATGGTTCCGGGATTTGCATGACCATTACACAAGACAATAAATTCGCATTCACAAAGTTTAAATATCCTGTTAATGTGGCGTGCGTAACAACCGGTGAGGATAATACCGGAAAAGATGTTGTCTTTTTTGGTGATGACCAAGGCATGGTTTACCAGGCAGATAAAGGGAGTTCGTTTGACGGTGAAGAAATTTTGGCTTTTATATATCTGCCGTTCAATCATTCCAAATCACCAACGACATTGAAAACGTATCGCAAGGCTACAATAGAAATGACTGCTCAAAACTATAGTCAAATATGGATTATACCTGATTTTTCATATAGTGACATCGACCTTCCTGCGCACATTGCCGAGGAAATACCTATCCTTGGGGAGGGTGGACACTTTGATATGGATTTATGGAATTCTTTTTTTTATGATGCAACAGTCATATCCAGCCCATCAATACGAATCAATGGTACAGGGGTTAATATAGGGTTCGTCTTATTCAGCAAAAGCGAAATAGATTACGGCCATAAATTCGATGGTATTTTTATGCATTACACGCCCAGGAGATTATCAAGATGAGTGAATATTATACACCTCCAGATGACATAGTGCCATTTACAAAGGTCAAATCTTCACAAATAAACGAACTCAAAGAATCTGTAAAAAGTGGTTTTGATAATTTACCAACAGATTTGTCAGGATTGAAACAAGAAATTATTGATGCCAGGGAAGGGCGGGAGTCATTATTTGAGCGTTTAATAGAGGCAGAAGCTGCGACATCAGCCGATGTCATCAGTTGCGATGAAATTTTATCAGAGTGTCAAGATGAATTACTTAATTGCAAAGTGGAAACATCAAATTGTATTGAGCAGACGTATTTGTCTACTGAACAAGCGAAACTTGCAAAAAAATATCTCGATTATTTAATTTTCAGCCCAGAAGTCTCCAGTAGCTTGAGCACGGCAACGATTGGCACAGGAATAAAAAGCCTAACTGTGGAACCTGAGAAAGATTTCACACAGGATATGTGGATCATTGCAGTGGATCGCACGGCACCAGAAAATTATATGAAAGGTTATATCTCATCTTATGACAGTGTTACCGGGGATTTAAATTTAGCGGCTGTTCAGGTGCAAGGTACTGGATGCTCTTCAAGCAGTTGGCTGGTTTCTCAAACCTCCCCGGCGGTGGCGTCAGAATATAGTCCAGTATCTTTTAAGGGCCTGGTCATGGCGGAAATGTTTTAGAGTTTTAGGAGAAAATTAAAATGTCATCAGGTGTGCAAGCTCAAATTAGCTTGGTCGCAAACACAGAAACAACGGTTTATACAGTACCTGTCGGATATGTTGGAATATATAAAATTACAGCACGAAATATGTCTGATAATACTAAAGCTATTATCCATGTATGGTATACAAAAACAACGACATCAGATACAAAAAAGGAATGGGAAGAAGAGTTTGAACAATCTTTTTCTGTCTCGGGCGAAGTGTTGGATAGTGGACAAAAGATTATTGTTAAAACATCAAATGCTTCTGTGGTAACCGTCAAAGGTATAGAGGAGGCAGTGTAATTATTATGGGTGGTATTCAAAAGACAAAATTCAACGCATCCGATTATCCAGCAGTTTTCAAAAGCATTGCTTTTGGACATCCTTGGAATTTTAGAAAGCTTTTCTTCACCCCTGGAACAACAAGTTTCACAATCCCAGATAATATTTTTAAAATGCGAGCTATGGTGTTTGGCGCTGGTGGGTCTGGAGCTATGGGTGTCAGTGTCGGAGGTGGTGGTGGTGGCGGATATACAGAGCATTATTGGGATTGTGTACCAGGCACTGTACTTTCATTGGTTATAGGTGCCGGAGGAGCTCCAGTATTAACGCACAATGTGGAAGGCAATAATGGTGGGACATCATCATTAACCGACGCTGTTTCATCTGTGAGCTTATCATCAACAGGAGGAACAGGTGGGCCACGCAATACTACACCGTTAGCAGCGCCAGGAGGTGTCGGAACTGGAGGTATCCTTACGGCAAATGGTGGTGCTGGTGGAGCATATTATTCAACAGCCGGGAGTCCTGGTGGAGGAGCTGCTGGTAGTTGGCTTGGAGTTGGTGGTGCTGGTGGTATGATGGTGCCTACAACATCACTAAATGGCGCCTGTGGTGGTGGAGCTATTGGAGGACATCGTGGTGGCAGTTATAAATCACCAGCAGTTGCAGATTGTCTGCACTCAGGTGCAGGTGTTTTTGGACCAGGTTGTGACTCAACTGCAAAAGATATAGGCGTTTCCGGGGGGCCTGGTGTTTATCCAGGTGGACGAGGATCTTTTCAAACAACAACCACATCACAGGATGCATCATCAGGGATAGGCCCAGATTGGTGGGATGCATGGGATATTTTGGGATCTGGTGGAGGAAGCGGTTCGTTTAGTCTTCAAGTAGCCGGTCATGGGGGGCCTGGCGCAGGAGGCGGAGGCGGTGGAGTAGGGGGCAATGGAGGAATATTGGGTGGTGGAGGAGGAGCGTATAATGGTTCAGCGGGTTCTGGCGGCCTTGGTGGTGGTGGTGGCGCAGCTCTGTCTGGTGTTTCAACGATACTTGGGACATCCGGAGCAGGTGGGAACGGATTGATAATTTTATATTGGTAAAAGGTGGGGAATAATGAAATTCGCACGAATGGAAAATGGTAAAGTGTTTGAGACTATTAATTTTTCCCCAGAAGGAAAATTCCACCCTTCTTTGATATGGGAAGCTGTACCAGATGATGTTGAGCAGAATTATATTAAAGTGTCCGATAAAGAATTCAAAGCGCCCGAGAAACCCATTGACGTTCCCATAGAATCAGAACCAAAAGTCCAGTGTACAAAACGGCCCGTGTTGTCTATCATTGAATTTAAAATGTGTTTCACGTCTGCCGAGCGCGTGGCGATATATGCATTGAAAGACTCAGGTGATGCCTTCACAACTGATTGGCTGTCGATCCTTGATGATCCAAGGAGCAAAAATGTTGATTTGAGTCTTGTTGGGGTTCAGGATGCGGTGAATTATTTTATTGGGAAGATAAAAGGGTTTGATGATGTCAGGGCAGAAGAGGTGCTTTCAGGTCATTTGATATAAGGATTTCAAGGATTTCAAGGATTTAAAATATGGCCAATTACGATGGAAAATATAAAAACACGATTAACTCCCAATTCAATACATTATTTGGACGGGATGCTGCGGATGAGGGCCTTAATTATTGGGGCGAGGCGTTATCGAATCCAAATTCTGGTGTTAATACCCAAAATCTTAAACAATCTTTATTAAAAGGCGCGTCAGACAAGGATTTCGATTACTATACGGCCAATGCCGCCACACCAAAGACAAATACGCCGACAACAATATATACTGAGAATACCAACGATGACTCCAAAACAGGCACAATCAATCCTGTTGATTGGTCAACGTCGGATCTCACCAATCCTTTCTCGAAATCGACCACAAAGATATCTGACCCTTCAGTTTCCATGGCATCTGTGCAATCGTCAAAGCCGGATGAAGCTGACACCGTTCAGAGTAGAATGTCTGGACTGCTGGCTTCTGGCAGTCCTTATATTCAAGCTGCGCGAGCTGCCGGAGAACGTACGGCGCATAGTCGAGGGCTCTTGAACTCCTCTTTAGCTGCGGGTAGTGCTGAGAAAGCGGCAATCGAAGCTGCATTGCCAATTGCGCAACAAGATTCTCAGTCAATGGTTAATGCTTGGATGTCTGAACAGGAACAAGATAATGCTTCAGACTTGTCGTACCAACAATACATGCAGGATAGCAATAAGGCATTGTTGGAAGGAAATGTTCAATCAACGCTCAGCGATCAGGAGCATAATCAATCCATGGCGCTTGATTGGCAACAGCAAGCTGGTGTCAATTATCGTTTATCGGTTGAAGCATCATTAAAAGAAAAATTACAAACGATGGATTTATCATCAAGTGAAAAAGCGTCATTTGCTGATAATCTCACAAGGTTTGGTGAAAAATTTCAAAATGATGTTACCGGAATTAACGCTGATAACAATATGAGCGAGGAAGAAAAGACGGCGGCTATTTTAACCGCACAAGATGTTTATACGTCAAATGTTAATATTATCAGTGGTTTATATGGTGTTCAGTTGACATGGGATGCTTTATTAACTGAAAAAGATATGACACAAGTAGATGAAAATGATAAATCTAAAACGTTGACGACATCGGGTGGGTCTGCGTTTGATCCAACAACAATGAAGCCCAGGGGAGAAAAGGGTGACTATGGTGGAAGATAAGGAAAAAAATTAGAAAAAAGAATTTACCATAAATATAAATGAGGAACGACCTCTTTTGGTATGATGTGGAAGATTTGTAAATTTGAAAGGTTTTTTCGATGGATGTCTATCGAACAATTGATGTCGATGCAATATCAAATATTTTAAATCATCCGAAAGTTTTTAATTTCATAACGGATGACAGGTCACCGGATTTTTTCACTCCAATTGTTAACCCACAAATTATTTATTTGATAGATGATAAAAAACAAGGTGTTGTCAGGATAGACCCGATGAATGGAATTATGTGCAGTGTGCATATTGCCACTCTACCTGATATGTGGGGCAACGCTGTGAACTTTGTCAAAGAATGTTTGGCATGGGGTTGGCAAAACACCACATACATGAAAGTCATAGCAATAATCCCGGAATTTAATAAACATACAATTTCGTTGGCAACGCGATCAGGCTTTGAGCGTGAAGGCGTTTTGAGAAAATCATTTTTGAAAAATTGGAAATTGCATGACCAGGTTGTTTTTGGTTTGTGCAAGAAAGGAGAAATAACATGCCAATGGTAGCGGGGGCAGCGGCTGTTGTAGGAGGATGGGCGTCAGCAGGAGCAACAGCAATTGGGTTGGCAACAGCAGCAACAGCAATTGGCGCGGTCGTTGAAAGCGTTGTGGTTGGCGCTATATATGGTGCTGTCATTGGGGCGGCGACATCTGCCGTTACTGGTGGTAATATTTTATCCGGAGCGTTAAAGGGGGCTGCCGTGGGAGGCGTTACGGCGGGGGTTGCAACCGGTCTCAGTCAGGCATTTTCAACTGCAGCACAGACGACGACTGCTAACGCAAGTGCAAGTCAAAGCCTGAATGCTGCCCCATCACCCGCAAGTCCAAACATAACACCCATGAGCAATAACGTATCACCTGCCATAGGAAAAGGTTTGTCACAGAATGTCAGCGGCGTTACAGCTTTGGAAAACAGCGCCGGAACTCAACTGATACAGGGGGGCTCGTCTGGTGTTAATGCTGCTTCAAATGCCGTGCAGACCGCAGGGAAACAAAGCACATCTGGCGGTTTGTTATCTTCTGCAACGAAAACCCTGGCCAACAAAGAAGTAATAGGTAGTGGTGTCGAAGGTGCTTTTAAAGGTATAGGGCAAGTTGCTGCCGCAAAAATGGAATCTGACAGCGCTGAAGAACAGGCAGAAAAAGAAGCTGCTATAAAGGCAGAGGAAAAGGCCAATAATAAAACAGGGACCTTCACCAGCCGAAGCGTAGATATTAAAGTGCCGGATTGGTGGAATAAATATTTAAATCCAAGCGTTCAAGTTTCTGCCAATAAAGAGGATACAAGTCCAGGCAAGGGCCTTTTAAATACAGGGGTGACAGCATGAACTTAGAAGATGAAATTCGAAGGCAGACTCCAGTGGAGACGGGTGGAGATACTGTTTCAAATAATGAACAGCAACCACAAAATCAAAATAACCAAGGGGATCAGCAACAGCCACAAACGAATTCTCAAGTTGATTTAAAAACTCAAGAGCAAATGGATATCTTCATCTCAAATGGCATGATGATGATTCATAACTCCAAGGTATCTGATTCAATTCTATCCAAAATCCTCAAGGAGCAAGATAAGATAAAAGCCATAGCTGAGGCTATGGTGTTAATCATTAATCACCTTGTTGATTCTGCGGCTCAAAATGGACAAGCATTGACCAATGAGGTGTTGGTGTTTGGCTCTAATTTTTTGTTGGGGGAATTAATATCCCTGGCTGAAGCCGCAGGTATGCAAAAGCTCAGTGACGAACAAAAAACAGAAGTATTGCAACGTGGGGTCGGAATGTTTATTGACGATGCTGTAAAACAGGGCCGGATCACTAAAGATCAATTGGCTGCATTAGGTGAACAAGTGAAGCAGACACCTGAAGGTCAAAAAATTATGCAACACGGAGGTATGTAAGCAATGGTTTCTTGGGGTTCAGGTCTTTTGGCTGTTGTCGGCGGGGCGGGGGAAGGAGCTGGGAATACGATTAAAGAACAGGCCAAAGATGAAAGAATAGCCAGCATTGAAGAAAAAAAGGCTGAGGCCTTACTACTCCGCCAGAAAAACTTGGCAAGATATCAATCAGATTTACAAGCATCCCGAGATGAATCACACATGGCACATGATTCCAAAGAATCATCGCTGGACAGAGACTTTAAATCTAAAGAATCTTTGCTTAACCGGAATTTTGATTCCGAAGAGGCTGGGTTTGATCGATCTTTCAAATCGAATGAGGGTGCATTAAATAGGGGCTTTGATGCTGAACAAACAAGGTTGCAAGCTGACTTGGGCTTGAGGAATGCAAAAGCAATGGCAGCATATAGCGCATCTTTTAAAACAACGTCACCTACAGAAATCGAACAGAAGTATAATTTTCTGGCACAAACTTTTGGTGAAGAGAAGGCCAAAGAACTTGTCATGTCATCAATGGATCGAGGTACAAATGGGGAAAATGCGCTTGACAATAGAAAGTTATGGAATAAGGCGTATAACGATCAATTGGATATTTCTACAAGTACCGTAAATGATAATCGACCATACAAAGAAAAAGTCGAAGAGGCCAAGGCCATTGCAGATATGGTTTCAGGTGTGAAATTAAGCAATAGCACAGAAGGCGGGAAAGGGTCTGAGAATCCGTTTGATAAATATCACAACGATTACAACGCTGCACGAAAAAATACAGATACTGACCAAGAGCCAAAACACGCAGGGACAAATGTATTTAAAGCGCTTAAAAGTTCCGGAGGGCAATATAATCCAAGTGATGGCACCATAACATTCATTCCCAAAGACGAGGACGATCTCAAAAGAATCTTTTTAGATATCAGTGGTCAAGGTATCAAATTTGATGCTCACCAAGATTCAACCGGCAAGTTTGTACTTGAAATCAAAAACAATGCAAAGATGGAAAAATAATGACTTTTTCTTTTATGGATGACCCAAGATGGATAGAATTGGATGCACAATCTAAGCAAGGTATGATTAATGCTGCGTTTGCAGATCAGGTAGTATCAGATCCACGGTGGGATTCCCTTGAAGATAACGAGAAACAGTATATGCATAATAGTTATTTGCAGGATGCAAAGACATATGACATGGAAGTTTCTCCACATGCAGAGGGGTTTGTTGGTGCTGTAAAAAGTGGCGTTAAACAAACGGCAAATAGTCTTAGGACTGCATTTAATGTTGTGACAAATGATGAAGCAGAAGTCGAAAAATTAACTCAAGACGCTTCAAAAATCCTTAAAACACCACAGCAGCAGTTATTTGAGGAAGCATTACAGAGCAGAAAAACAGACGATAACGTTAATGCCACTGGCTGGGATAGTTTTAAACAGGGTGTCAGTAATGTCGCCGGGGCAGCTTGGGAAAAACCGCTTGGCGCATTGCATGAAGCAGCTGGGCAGGTGCCGAATGCCGGAGTTATCGTGGGTGGTGCATTAGCTGGTAGTGCCTTGGCTGGCGGTGCATTAGCCGGTGGTATGGTTGCTGGCATTGCTGGTGGTATCGTTGGAACTCTGTTTGGAAATACTGCCCTTGAAACTGGTGGCATTGCTCAAGATCAAACCAATGCGGGCAATTATGATCGAGCTGACGTATTAAAGAAAGGTGCTATAAAGGGTGCGGCTCTCACTGCATTTGATGTTGCATCAATAGGTTTATCAAAAGCCATTTTCACTCCTGCGTTTAAAGCTGTAAATAAAGCATCTCAAACGGCAATGCAGGAGGTCTTGAAGGCCAGCAAGATTAATCCGTTTGATGACGCTGCCGTAAGAGTTGCGCTGGCTCAGGACCAGGCTTTGAAAACTGCGGTGATGAATGCCGGGGCAAAGGCAGCTGCAGAAGCTGCACCGAAAGGGATAAAAGGGGCTGGTTTGTTTGGGACTGGTATGGCCATAGACACTACCATGGAGGGGTTTGGGGAATATTATTCCTCTAAGCTCGCGGGTCTCGATGCCAATGCAACGGATGCAATCCTTGAGGCTGCCATGTCAATCCCGCATGGAGTTGCAGAAGTGTCAATAGGCAAAACCTTGGCAAAAGCTAAAGAAATATTACCGCAATCAGTCGGCGGAGACGTATCAAATATAGGGGCTGCTCAAACAACTGATGAAGCTGTGCAAGCATTTGAGTCGTCCATATCTGCCGATCTTGATACAGTCATGGCAAAGCATGTTGACCCGGGCGGAATTTTATCCAGGGAACAAAAGGTAAGCCAGATCCGACAAGAATCTGACCAGTTCGGACAATTTCAGGAAGCGTTCCGGGACCAGAAAGTCAATCAGTTTGAGCAGAATTTAAAGCAGGCACAGGATGATATCCAGGAGTATCCAGACCTGCCACCTATTCAGCCGGACGTGGAATCGCTACGGAAAGAATGGGAAGAGAGGAGAGCCAGTGCTCAAACAAATGCGCCGGCCACGTCAAGAAGTCAGCTTATTGCAGATGAATCCAACACTTTTGATGATTTTCTTTATAATATCCAGTCTGAGAGTTTTGAAGATGGATTGAGAAAAGCCCAGGCTGATATCAAACAGCCACAGCAGCAGTCGCCTATTCAACCTGATGTTGATGCTTTACGGCTGGAATACGAATCTCGTCAGGCAGATGTAAGAGCGCGACAAATGTCCGCCCCCGGGAGTGCCCCCGGGAGGGAATATGAATTGCAGCAGGCAACAAATGCCACTGACGTTTCTACAATGTCTCAAAGCGAAATAAACTCAGAAATAAAAAGACTTGGTAACGTTCTTGAAGATTATAACTCCGGGGTGATAAAAAACATTGATGAAAGGATTATTGAGAGATACCAATCTTTGGTTGATGAAGAGAGTGGCCGTCGCACAGGCGAAAAATCAGAAGATTTTAAAAAAGATAGTTGGTTTGAATCGAAAGTCAAAGCGGATAAATACCTGGCAAGCCTTGGATATAAAAACGAAGGAGACTCTTATCTTTCTTCTGGTAAACCACATGCCAATATCGAAAAGGGCGGGATGCATCAAGGTGGATTTACTGTAAAGTTTTCTGATTATCCTGGGGATGTAGAAGACGACATAAAAAAAGCAGCAAGGATTCTTGATAAAACAGAGAATGAGGTTAAAAGGCAGTATGCAACGGTCCTTGATAAGTATGGAGTGGATGAAGCGAACAGGTTGTTGAGAATCAATATAGAAAGAGAAATCAACAACGGGCAAGCGCAAGATATCACCCTATCCCTGAAAGATGAAAAACAGCGTTCCTTTGTCGATCAAAGAATTAGTAAGCTGGGCTCAATTGAGGCTGTCGATAAGGCGTATAATCGTGATGACCAGGTGAGTCGATATGCACGAGCAAAGGCCAGGGAGTTTTATGGTGGTGAAGTTTTAAAGACTGAAATTACAAAAGAACCTTGGGAAATGACACGCGATGAATATGTTGAAAATAACTTTAACGTAGATCGTGAAAGCACATACATTGATGAAATTAAAGCTGTTTCTCGTGGACATAAACCTTCTCATTATGGAGCTATCAGAAACGATAACGCAATATCAGCCGCAAAAAAAGACAGCAGTTTAAAGGTCTATGAGGACGTCACGAAAAGTGGCGACTATATTGTGGTTAAAGATACAGAATCAGGCCGTAAAACAGCAAACGAACTCATATCTTTATCACAAAAAAGAGCAGATATATTCTCAAGCAAGGATATTGAATTAATAGACGAATGGAATCAAAAGTTTAGTGAATTGATGGGTTATGATCAAGCCCTTATCAACTCAATACGGGACGTTTCAGGTAGAGGTAATTTAAAGCTTGAAGCAGCAAGAGTGCATAAATACAAAATTCAAGAAGCATTAAAAGCAGGTAGGAACATACCAAAATCAGTATTAAAAGATTACCCCGATTTAAAAACAGACACTCCCGGCGCCAGCGATGCAAGCGCACAGCAAGAATCTACTCCAACCAACAATGGGAACTTGTCAGTGGCCCCGGGCCAAGCCGTGACCTGGAAGGACAAAAAAGGCAAGTCTTTTTCCGGTGAAGTGGTGCAAAAACAAGGGAAGTCTGGCCAAGTATGGCAAGTCATTAAGCCGGATGGTAAGAAAACATTTGTTCATGAGAAGAATTTTTATGTTGTGGATAAAGGTGCGCCTGTTGAATCAGAAAACATTCATAATTTTGACACAATGGTAAAGGAAGCTGCTCGTTGGCGCGGAGCTGCCATGAATGTAGCCGAACGTGTCTCAGGAGATAAAAAGAAGGCACTGGCACTTTCAAAGCAGACGACAAAGGGTGATCTTGATGCGTACCTGATAAAAAAATACGACATCGATGAACTCACGGCAAGAGATGTTTCGAATGAATTGACACGCAAGGATATTAAGCCAGACAAGACAGCGGCCTTAGATGACTTTAAAAATGAGCCATGGTATCATCTTGGTTCAAATACCATTGAATCCGGTCCTGAATTGAGTGGTAGAGGTTCGCAAAACCCCAAAAATGATCCACAAAGCGGTTTGCCGCCAACCGATGAGCCACAAAGTTACGAAGACAAACAAGGCAGCCTCTTTGAAGAACAGACCGACCAAAGAAGAATCCCTGGAAGCAAAACGGGCGATCTTGCAGGGGGCAATGAAAGACGCTATGCGGATACCGGAGGAAAAGAAATTTCCTCTCAACAAGAAGTAAAACCCAGTGTTCTTCCAACAAACAAGCTTGACAAGCAAGAGCCAAAGCAAGAACCCTGGATGCAAACTCAAGAAGATTATTTAAAGTCAAATAAAATCGATCTCAAGAATAGGAACAAAAAAGGCGATGCAATAACAGCCCACTTACAATCTGTAAAAGAAGCTTACAGAAACGGATTGAACGTCCCTGAAGAGAATTTAAAGCGATATGGTTTGAGTGGGGAAGATCCGGAAATGGATGCACTTGAGCGGTTTGATGCAAAACAAAAAGCGAAAGATAAAGACACATATGGCGCAAAGAACAAAGTCTTCACCGCCGAAGCCGCAGACAAAGCCAGGGATCTTTTAAGAAAAAAGCTGTCCGGAAATCAGTTAAATTCAGGCATTGACCCGGAAATCATGTTGGCAGGCATCCAGCTTGCCGGGTATCACATTGAGGCAGGGGCACGTACCTTTGCCGAATATTCAAAGGCAATGATTCAGGATGTCGGCGACGCGGTAAAACCATATCTGAGATCCTTTTATGAAGGTGTCAGGCATTTCCCAGAATTCGATTCTGGTGGGATGACATCATCCATTGAACTCGACGGCAAGACAGAATCAGGAAATATTGATAATTATACAACAGAGGAGAATAAAAATGTCGCTCAGTACGATACCGGCACCGATTCTGAACGAAATCGCGGAAACTCAAGAACTATCGACGGATTGGGCGAAGAGAACATTTCCGATGGATCAGGACCAGCAACGGGAGCAGACGGAACTGGAGTACGATCAGTTGATAAAGAAGGTGTCTCCGGACGTGGCGAAGGCAGTCCTGGATATGAAACTCCTCCTGCTGGAAAACGTGGCGATCAGTCGCCATATTCAACGGACGGACCGGACGGGCCTGAGGGCAGCAATGCCGGAAGTGACAACGATACAAGAGGCGGTGATGTTGGCTTCGATGGAAAACAACCTGACCGCATCCCAACAAAAGGTGTTGTCGATACAGCTCAAAAAGGAAGTGACCTTGAATCAAAAATAGCCGATCAAAAAAAAGCGGCACGTATCAAGACGGTGAATGCCGATCTATCCAACATTGAAACGACACTACCAATTCTTCACCCGGGGCAACATGAGGATGTTCTGTTCGCTGAAACCAGGTTTTTAAAGCCTGATGGCCATGGCGTTATGTTAACCAATGGCACAGGCACCGGGAAAACTTTTTCCGGGCTTGGCATCATCAAACGGTTTGAGCGTGACGGCAAAAAGAACATATTGGTGATTGCTCCGGATAACGTGATCATTAATGCCTGGACAAAAGCCGCCAGGCTGTTTGATATTTCCATGCACAAGCTTTATGACACTAAAGATGTCGGCCAGGATATCACAATCACGACATACGCCAATTTTAGGGACAACAAGACACTTGTTTCCAGGGATTGGGATCTGGTTATCGCTGATGAGTCACACGAACTGAGCATGAATAAAGCAGGCGGAAAAACCGAGTCTTTGACAATGTTCCGAGCCATAACGAAACATCCGAGAGGGGTGCAGGACCGGGCTGAATTTTTACATCCGGATTTATTCGCTGCCAGGGGAGATTCAAAGAAGGCTGATGATGCATGGCAAAAAGCTCTTGACGAGGTAAGACAAGACGTTTCTAACAGCCAGCAATCAAAAGCCGTTTTCCTTTCAGCAACCCCGTTTGCATACGAAAAAAACATTGATTATGCCGAGGGTTACCTTTTCAATTATGGAGCAGACCGTGACAATATCGGCTATAATTCAACCGATGCATACCAGCAATTCATGGTTGAGCATTTTGGCTACAGGATGAGGTACAATAAGCTCACCGAACCGGATGCCGAGGTTGATCGTGGGGTGATGCAAAGACAGTTCAATTCATGGCTGAAAAAAGAAGGCGCTCTATCCAGCCGGGTTTTATCAGTCGATTACGACTATGACAGGCGGTTTATCTTAACAGAGTCTGCCGTAGGTCAGAAAATCGACGACGGATTTGCATTCCTGCATGAGAATTACAAAGAGTATAACGAACTGACCTCTTTCATAAAAGATGGTTTTGATTATTTGCAACGGCGGTATCTCCTTGAGGCGATCAAAGCCAAAGAGGTTATCCCGATCATAAAAGATCATCTTGCGCATGGCCGAAAGGTCGTTGTCTTTCATGACTATATCAAAGGCGGGACAACAAACCCATTTAATGTCAAAGAGTTGATAGACAGCGATTTTTACAATGGGAAATTAAAAGAGCAGGCAGAAAAGTTGACCGATGCACGACCGGACTTGGTGAACCTTCCTATCAAGAACCTTCCTGCTCCGTTGGCAACACTCAAGGCAGCTTTCCCGGGACTTCTTGTTGTCAATGGTCAAACAGTTTCAAAAAAAGAGATGCAGGAGAATATCAATACTTTTAACGATGACGCTTCGGGGCCATGTGTGTTGATGGTGCAATCGGATAAAGATAAGGGGTGGTCAGGGCATGACACGACAGGTAAGCACCAGCGGGTTTTAATCAATCTTGGTTTGCCGACACGTCCAACACGGGCTATTCAGCAGGAGGGAAGAATTTACCGGGTGGGCCAGGCCAGTGATGTAATGTTTCGTTATTTGAATACCGGTACAAATTGGGAGCGGTGGGCATTTGCCTCCACCATAGCCCAACGTGCGTCTGCGGCTGAAAATCTGGCAATGGGTGAAAGCGCCAGAAGTTTGCAGGATTCTTTTATTGATGCGTTTGAAGCCTCTGACAATTATCATGCTGGAATGCCCAATGAAGGGAAGGGTGGGAAAGAGCAGGACGCAACAAACAACGCGGCGTTGACAGAATGGGACCGGGCCACATCATTTTATTTCGGACAGCAAAAAAAGACTGCCAGGACAAAGGCGAAAGAGGGCAAGGATTATTTTGCCACCCCGGAGCCGCTTGGACTTAAAATGGTTGAGTGGGCAGGCATAGAAAGTGGGGATAGTGTTCTTGAGCCGTCTGCCGGTCATGGTGCTATTGCGCGCTGGTTCCCCGGGAATGTTGATGTTACGGCCATTGAACCATCCGATGAATTATCCAGCCGGTTAAAAATGGTTGCACCAGATGCAAAGGTTCTCCAGGATGATTTTGAGAATCATCACCTCACAAATAAATATGACGCTATTATGATGAACCCGCCGTTCGGATCGGCTGGCAAAACAGCCATGGAGCATGTTGAGAAGGCGTTTAAACATTTGCGGGACGGTGGCCGGCTTGTTGCGATTGTACCCCGAGGTCCTGCCATGAATAAACGTGTGGATAAGTTTCTTTATGGAGAGGATCTGGACGGAAAACTCTTAAACCCGAATGCTCACCTGATGGCTGAATTCCTTTTGCCTGAATCGACATTTGAACGGGCCGGGACAAAGGTGGTTTCAAGGGTTATTATCATCGACAAAAAAGCAGGTGATGTTAAACCGTATCATCAATTGTCATTGGACTATTCAGGCGCCAAAGATCTTAAAGAATTTTTTGCAAGAATAGAGAACTCCGGTGCCCCTGCCAGAATCACAACGGAAGAACGGGATAGCGCTAAGTATTCAACCTCCACAGACAAAAAAGTAAATACAGATTCCGATTCGTTTCGGGAGTGGTTCGGCGATTCTCAGGTTGTGGATGAGAATGGTGAACCGCTGGTTGTTTATCATGGGACAAATGCCCATGTAACTCAATTTAAGAAGAAGTATCTTGGATATGAAACAGAGTCAGGACCTGCTCAAAGAATAGCAAAAATTGGGTTTTGGTTTAATGAAAAACCAATGGCCATGAGGGAATATAGTAGAGAATCTGCCGGAACAAATTATAAAGCTGATATGCCAGTTTACTTATCAATACAAGAACCTTTCCATACTTCTCTTTATGATTTATTTAATTATGCTGAAAAAAGGAAAGATATCGAGCAATATATTAAAGACATAAAAGCTGATGGATATGATGGCCTATCTGTAAACGATTCTGAATTTGGCGGTATTTCTTATGTCGCCTTCTCCCCCACCCAAATAAAATCCATCTACAACACCGGCACCTGGGACGGCAGCAATCCGGATATCAGGTATCAAATCGACTCCACCCCAGGCCAATTCCTAACACTCGACCAAATCAAAGACATTCCTATCGATGATGGGCGTATCATTATACGTTTTTCTGACGCCATAGATGAAGATTTATCAAGGGGATGGTCAGGATTTATGGGTGAGAGGTCTGATAACTCACCTCAAGACGCTGTCATGCAAGAATTTGGACAAGATCTTAAATTTGAAGAAATAAATAATAATCTGTACTTCTTTTACGGCGAAGACGGTGAAAAATTAGGAGAGGTCAGAAAAGATAACAACACGGGTGACTGGGTCCATGTTGACCACGATGGAGTCGCCGGGTTCGCTATAGAAACGGACGAATACGGGGATACTGTTGGGGAAATAATTGAGAGCTTAAAAAATACACCGTACCACCAATGGGATTTTTATGAATCAACAGACGAAGGTAAGATTTGGAAAGAAGACAATCCAGTGGTCTTGTTCTCAGGAGACGCCGGGGAAAATAAAAATATAAATATAATTCTCGTTGGGGCTTCAAAAGAGACTCTAAATAAATTTAAAAAACAATTAACAACAAACGCGCCGATATCAAAACTACAAACCAAAATAGACTCTCTTCCCGGCAAAGGGCTGTCCATAGACCAGATCAAATCCCAATACAAAAATCAGCAGATCACAACTCAAAAAGACGGGACTTTGTCAATTCGCTTCACAAACGGCAAAGGCGTCAAAATAAGGGCTGTCGATCATATCGGGGGCGATGATATTCAGGTTGCCCTGAAAAGCGGTAGGATGGACCGTGGTGGAGTCATTCTGGGAAAATACCAGGATGGAGAAATAACATTCAACATGAACATGGCAAATATAGGTACCGCCATTCATGAAAACTATCATGCGCTCAAAGCTTTAGGCATGATCACCCCGGCAGACGAGAAAACACTCAACCACTTCACCAAGATGCTCAAATCGCAGAAAAAATATCGGTACGATATCCAGGAAGACATGGAAGAAAACCAGGCAAACACTTTGGCTCAGCTCGTGGCTGATCGGAAAAATTACCGGGAAGGATCAAATGTTCATGCGCTTATCCAGAAGCTTATGGACTTCTTTGATGCGTTGGTTCACATCGGCCGGCAGTCTGCCCGTAAGCTTGCCAGGGAATATGAGAGTGGGGATATTTATGGGCGTGAGGCAGAAACAAAGTCAAATCAGCTTTTAGATGGCGCACAATATTCAGTCTCTTCAGACGTGACTGAGGAAGAACAAGCCACAGCATACAGCCAAATTTTATCCGGCCTGAAAAACGTTATCTCCAACCGAAAAAATAAAGGGCCAGAATATAAGCCGGATATCGGAGTGATTGAAGGCAACCTGGGTTTGATGTCTCATTACTCCGAAGGTATCCCGGCCATGAAAAGAACTTTTGATGAATTGCTGAAGCGCTCTGAATGGAAGTTTGAAAAAGAGAACGAACTTTCAAAGAACGGCAAAGAATCAATGATCGGCACCATGGATGATTTGAAAAAACACAATAAATCGGCTTATTCGTCCTTGAAAAAATATTTGCTGGACAGGGATATTAATCAGATCGGCTCCGTTCTTTATCAGGATGAAGATGGGGGATGGACCATTAAATCACCAAAAGACGAGAAAACCGGCAAGAGAACCGTCTTAGAAGAAGGCATTGCGACGAAAAGAGAAGCCCGGAAGTTGGCAATTCAATACGAGATTGATGCATATCCGGATCCCGCCGGACGAGATGCCTTGAGAGCGTTTAGGTCTCTGACTGCAAACCTCCATGATTTTTATGCAAAATCCTGGGAAGACATTGTTAAGGACTATGAAGAGCGTGGGCTCTCTTTGCCTCAAGTGGTGACCAGAACAAAATCGGGAGAAGTCAGGATAGATTTGAAAGTAGCCCTGGCACAAATGGGAGACAGGTCGTCATATTATTTCCCCCGGCAACGATCAAACGGTGACTGGATGGTTCATGCCGAAAAAAAAGGCGAACACGATTTTATTGAATATAGGGATAGTAAGATAGGCGCTGATTATCTGGCCGGTAAGCTTAAAGCACAAGGATACACTATTAAAGCTCACGAAGTGGATGGACAGATTATTGAAGGCCCTCAAAAAGTAGGCGGCATATCAGAAGACCTATACCAGGGAGTGAAAAACATCCTGGCCACACAATCCATGGTGAACCAGGCGTTGAGCGAAACCAAGCTGGATGCCAAACAAAGGACGTTGGGTGATATCGGATTGTCCGGGGAATGGCGCGGGAAAGATTATTTCATACCCAATGGAGGTGTTTACGAATGGTCATCTTCGGTTCTCAAAGACCTTGGTGGTCGTGAATATTCAGATCATGGCAAAGATGGTAGATCATGGTCACCCGGGTATTGGTTTGAAAGTGCTCCAAAAGACATCGAAGAACTGGTAACAAATGCCTTGTATGTCTCCAGAGGGCAGGAAACAGATGTCTCTTTTGAGATTTCCCAGAGCCTGGCCAACCAACTTACAGACACGTTACGCGCCAGGGGGAGTCGGGCCAGGATGATTGCCAGGTCGGATGCCATCGGTAAAGATGTCCATATCGGATATGAAACGGACCCCGTGAGTGCCATTGCCCAGGCCGTGAATTCAGCCGCCGGAGGGTATGCAAAACAGCAGGTGGCTATGAACACGTCAAAGGCCATCACGGGCCAGCACTACACTTGGGCCGAATGGCAAGAACAGCATAATGATTATGACGCCCTTGTCAGTGCCGAGGATGAGTTATCGGCATTGAAAAAAAATTCAGAGACAGAAGAAGAAAGAATTGCAGATATTGACCGTGAGATCAAAGATTTGCAACGGGAACGGACGGGGGTGGCAACTGAATCGGAAAAGTCCAGGCAAGATCGACTTTTCCGGATCGGAAAGTTGTTCCGTGAAAAAGAGAAAATAAGAAAATGGGAAAACGATAAGCAGGCAGCAAAACTACACCAGGATATTGCACGACTGAGAAGCAATATCCATAAAGCATATCGGGAATATATCCAGGACAATATGCTGGATCCGAAACGGCAGAAGCGTGCATATACTGACGCTGTAAACGCCGTTGAGAATGTCCTTAAAAATGACGAGGCCGGGGACCGGGCCATTAATACACTGAAAGGACTTGCATCGGTATGGTTTCTGGGCGGGCGTGTATCATCAGCCGCAATCAACCTCACAGCCATGGGTACTACGGTCCCGGCGGCCATGGATGCGTATGGAGATATCCCCTTGCAACGGACAATGAAGCATATTGTCAAAGCCGGGAAAGCTTATATGTCTTTTGTGACGGGTAAGGGGAATGTGTCTCAATCAGACCGTTTGATCCTGGAAGATATTTTTTCCAGGGGGTGGGTAGCGGCTCAGCTGAACATGGAAACAGTTAATGCCCTGAAATCAGGCCCGGCTCAAAAATACGGCAAAGCTGTTGAACTGCTCATGATCCCGTTCAAAGTCACTGAAGAGTTTAACCGGGGCACAACAATCCTGGCGGCATACAAAGGGATCATGGCAGAGAATCCGGGTATGAACCGTGAGGATGCTCTCTTAAAGGCTAAAAAGGTGTCCGACCGTGCCCATGGTATTTACGGGGTTGAAAACCAACCGGCATTGCTTCGGAAGGGCCGGGGGCTCCGGGCGGCATCCGCCATGTATATCTTCCAGACATACATGCACAATTACCTGACAACGCTGGCCTATATGATCGGCAGAAAACAGGCAAAAGCGGCAACATACATGCTCCTGTCTCCTATGGTATTCGGCGGAGCTGCCAGCTCGCTCCTGATGCCAGCAATAAAGATGATATTTAAAGCCATGGATGAAGATGATCCTGAAGAAAAGATTTACCAAATTGCCGAAGAATTGTTTGGTGAAGCGGGTGGTGATGTCGCTCGTTATGGCTTACCGGGACTGGCCGGGGTAAGCCTGAAAGGATCGCTGGCACCGAATCTGCCGGACTTCCAGGAGCCGTTGGATATTCTTGGCCCCATCGGTGGGATGATGCGGAATATTTATGACGGTGCCGTGAACATTACTCATGGTGATTACCTAAAGGGTATTGAAAAAATCAGTCCGCTTGCCATGGGGAATGTTGTCAAAGCTTATCGGGAGGTTTCTGAAGGTGTAACAACCAGGTCAGGAGATCCTGTCTTTTTCGGCAACGAACCGATTAAAGGAGATCTTGGAACCGGAATTATGAGAGCTGCAGGATTCAACCCAATCAAAATCGCAAAGCCCCGTGAAATCCAGTGGAACGAGACGACTTTAAAACAGCAGTATGCAGAAATGAAACGTGATATTTACAGCAGGATTGTTCGTTATCATGCACAGCCTGTGACAAAAAAGGACCCGGATGAATGGCATGAAATTGTGTCGGAAATAAAAAAGTTTAATGCAAGGGTGAAAAGTCATGGCTTAACTGATATAGTTCCACAAATTACAGGGAAAACTATTAAAGCTCGTATGAGAAGAGCATACCGCCCAAATAAGCGCGAACGCGAGAGGGCATAATACAAAAAAAAGGGTATAAAGAGAATGAAACCACTACCAATGTCGCAGGGCCGTGTTGTCGCTAAAGGATCTCAGGAAAAAATGCTGATGGCTGTTGACTCAGCCGGGAATGCACAAACAATAAGTTCGTCTGAGTATCGTGAATTTTTTGTGCCAGCCGGAGGAGATTTCAACGGGGCGCTTGTTCTTGTTCAGATCGGGACGTTATCCGGGTATGATCCTGAATCAAATCACATACCATTTTTCTGGTCTGACAAAAATCCTGATTCCGACCCAACTGCAGTTGTTGGTAATTTCGACTGGTATGGCAAATCTTCAGAAATTGCCAAAAAAGCCGGATTTAGCATGGGTTTTTTTAAAGCGTCTACAGCCGGGTCAAAAGTTGTTATCTGGTGCAGAGAATGATGCAAGGCATAATCAGGGAAAACATGGCATATGGTGCACCACACGGCATTAACGGCCATATGCTGTTATATGATAAACCTCCGAGTTCAAACCAAAAAATGCTTATCCCTTTGGTGACTTCAATTGTACCAGTAAAAGGAGAAGCTCCAGCAACATTTGCAAGATCAACAACAGCAACTGTAACTGACTTTGAAGGGATTGTTCATACTGCTAAAATAAATGAACTCAGGTTTCCTAATGCCAGGAGGGTTGAGAACTTACTATCAAACACAGAAACACTTTCAACACAAACAGTGTCTGTTATCTCTGGTGCATCTTATATTCTTTCATTCTCAGGTACTGGTACTATTACATTATCAGGTGCAGCAACTGGAACTTTATCTGGTTCGGCAGGGACAAGAGTGGAAGTCTCAAAGACTATGGCATCTACAAGCTTAACATTAACGGTTACTGGTTCTGTGTTGCAGGCAATGCTTGAGACAAAAACAGGAACCCAGACTAAAGCATCTGAATATGTTAGCTCTGGAGTCCTATCCTCCCCGTTTCACGGAGCGTATGTTGATGGAGTCAAGTACTTCACTACTGACAGGTCATGTAATTTACTACCTAATCTTAAAGGTGCTTTGATCGAACCAGCAGCAACGAATTTATTCTTAAACTCCGATGCTCCTGTAACTCAGACAATCACTGTTGTGTCAGGAACTAAATATACTGTTTGGGGGACGGGTGTAGGGTCTGTGATTCTTTCAGGTGCAGGTACTGGAACTGTTACTGCAAACAATGCAGTAATATTCACAGCAAGTTCTACAGCTTTGATATGCACCGTTGTATCAATGCTTACAATGCAAGTTGAAGCCGGTACCGGAGCAACAAGCTACATACCAACAACAGGTGCTCCTATTTCACGAACTGCTGATAATCTGTATTACACAGTAACTAATGTCATCACTCAAGGCCAAGGTAGTCTATATTGTGAAGTTATATTTAACTCAAGAACACCATTAGATGAACGGATTCTTTATTTGTCTGACGGAACAACTACAAACAGGTTAATTATAAATTTAAACTCTTCTGAGGTTATAGTGGTTTCGATATTTAATAATAACACTCAGGTTGGAGCTCTTTCGAGTGGTGTAGTAACAGTACTTGGAGTTAAATATAAGATACTATTAACATATGAGGATGACAGTATGAAATTATATGTTAATGGATCTCTTCGTGCAAATGATACATCTGGGTTAATGCCAACATTTTCTCCATCCTACCTTAATATAGGTAGTCAATATGGCGGAACATCTGTATCTGTTGGACTGTTTAAGAACATCAAGTACTTTTCAAATGTATTAACAGAATCACAAGCAATAAGGATGACATCATGAGAGTGCAAGGGTATATAGAGCTCGATTATAAAGAGATGAGTGATGAAGATTTTGACCAATTCAACCAGTTTATGAATCATTACCTTATGTATTATTACCGGATACATAAGGCCCCGAGAGAATACTACTTCTGCATCTTAGAGGATGCAGAGAATCTACCAGTTCTATTAGCTGCTATGACAGCAAGGAATCCGGTAATCAACGGACTCTGGGACATCGAAGGCACCCCTTATGGCAAGACAAGGTCCATAAACGAAGAGACCGGAGAAGTGACAATCTCAGGGGATGCAGAGTACGGTTTCAATCTCGGTATACATATCAGCCATACCCCTGGTGATCCAATATTGGATTCTGAAGGGAATGTGTCGGGATATGAGATAGTGACTGAGTTTAAACCATTGCACGGGTTCGCTGGCTGGGAACTGTGTCATGAATATTAACAAGGAAAATAATGTTACACAAGGAAACTGGGCTCCTGATATCACACCTGCTTTATGGGTTATCAAATCAGCCCCAGGTATTATACCAGTTTGGAAACAACCGACCGGCGCACATGACGCCTATGCCATCGGCGATCGGGTGCAGTGGCCGGATGGCGGAGCGATATGGGAATCAACAATTGCTGCAAATACGACAGAACCAGGAACTTTGCTTGTCCGTGGGTACTGGATTGAGGTGACAGATTGACAGATATGGATTTGTTGCTACTCAAATTAGAGACGCAAGAGAAAGCTTTTTGTAAGCTTGATGACAGACTTGACGGCATTGAAAAGGCGGTCGTTGAGATGGCGGTACAGCGAAAAGACATAGAGTATTTGATAATGCAGGATACCGCGCTGTCAAAAAGAATCGACAATTTATACGCGCCTGACGGAGCTATCACAAAATTACAGGAATGCGCAAATGCTTGTCCAAAAAAAGACTTAACGACATCTATAAATACTTTGTGGGGCGCTGTAGGTTTGCTTGTAGCATTAATTGGAGTTCTGAAACTTTTGGAGTAAAAAATGGCAATTTTTGATATAGCATTTGAAAAAACGCTCAAAATAGAAGGTGGTTATATCCTTCACACAGTAAAAGGTGATAAAGGAGGCATGACATTCGCCGGGATAGCCCGTGTCTATTGGCCAGATTGGGCCGGGTGGCAGTTGATTGATGGCGGAGAAACCTCTGGCCCACGGATTGAAGCAATGATCAGGATTTTTTTCAAAATCCATTTCTGGGATGTTATAAAGGGCGACCAGATTGGCTTTCAATCCGTTGCTGATGTTATATATGATTTTGCTGTTAATTCAAACGTAGATGATGCCACAAAGTGTGTTCAAGTGATTGTTGGAGCAAAGGTGGACGGTGATTTTGGGCCAAAAACATTCGCTAAATTAAATGAGTATGTTGTTAATGAAATGGCTGAAGAGCTTTTTTGTGCAAAATACAACCTGCTGAGGCTTTTTCGTTTCAAAGATCTTTGCATGAAAGATAAGCGAAAATGTTGGGACCGCGTAACAAGCAATTTAAAGTTTTTATGTGGTTGGATAAACAGAGTTCAGGATTTACAAAATGGACACTGAACTTTATAAGCTCGCCTGTGAGCTGTGTGAGGAGTCATATGTTAATCATGTTGATCTTGGCACGACGGAGTATCTTGCCCGAGTAGTTAATTATAAGGGCATGGCAGTTCATATACTTGCGATATCTGGAACAAATGAATGGAGTGATTGGATAAAGAACATTGATTTGAGATCAAGAAATGGGATTAAAAAAGATGCTTATGACGCAGCACACGAAATACATGCAGTTTTTAAGCCTATGCGTGGAATACCATTGATAGTTACAGGTCATTCTCGTGGGGGGGCTGCTGCAATAGCCTACAAGAAACTGTTTGGTGCAGATTACTGTATTGCTTTTTGCCCTGCAAGGTGCTTAAGATATACCATCAACAGGTATATGGTAAACACGACCGTCTTCATGGACCCGGATGATATTGTACCTAAATTGGGATTTTTAAATTTTGGGCATCCGCTTTGTAATTGGATATATCTTCCGGATGATTTCCCAGGACTTGAAATATCAAATCATTTTTTGAATCACATCAATAAATTTTTAGAGAATAAACTATAAAAATTAAACTCCAGTTTTTACAAAAAGTAAACTGGAGTTTAAAAAATATCATAGGTTAATCTTTTTTTATTTCTGCTGCGACTTGCCGAATGCTTTCTGCCCATATTTTTAATAACCCAGAAAGATGATCTCTATCAGAATCGTCTTTTGCTTTTAGCTCCATATGCGATGCGATATTAATTAGCATCGCGTACGTCCATTTGTCAGGAGTTTTTATTTTATTCAATTGATACCTCATTATAAAAAATATCTAAAAAGTAAAAATGAAATCACCAATATCATAAAAAAATAAACGGCTGAGAAAATGCGTCTTTTTTTTGAAAGATTGACAACCTTGTCCCCATTTACGCAAATAAAGCCGTCGCTACGTTCCAAAATTACTCCATCATTAAACAATTCACTGTACATTTTTTATCTCCTTTCTTTTTTGGCCTATCTGTACCTGAAGTTTCGACAATGCAGCAACGCTCGGTTTAAGCTCATCTGGAGCGTCCATGTATCTGTTTTGGTTAAAGCTGAGCATTTCTGCTTTCGATAAGAGCATAAGATTTTCAGGATCAAAGTTTTCTCGGTTTCCGTCCCGGAATGAAACTACATATCCGTCAGGGATCGGGCCGAAATGCTGCTCGTATACCCAGCGTTGCTTATGCATAAACCTGGTTTTAGTTTTTTTAGCGACGTTGGGAATAGGCACTTTTATCTCTATGAGTTTGTCTTTGTTTTTACGCTCAAAATAAAGAGGACGTATTGTTTCCGGGACATTCCCTTTTTTGAATGACCCGGCATTTGCTTTTGTCAATCCCTGGCCTTTTGAGCCAGTGTTCCATGGCTTGTTTCCTTTTTTGAAACATCCTGTCCGGCCTGACTTGTAGCCATGATTTTTGATATATGCGTCGATTTGATTTTCACCAAATTCTGTTCCGAAATTATCATTCAGCGATTTTGTGACATCAGGTATCGGTATTTTTTTATATGCGTCTTGGACGAACTCTGCCTGCTCTTTTGTGAGCAGCGTATACCGATTTTCAATGAGTTTCTCATTACCCTGGCGACCGCATTTTATATTATTCTTATAAATAAGCGTTTTGATGGCTGATTCAGGCTTATTCAATCCGAATCTGTCATTGAATGCTTTTGTCAGATTCCTGGTGTTCATTCGTCGGTATCCTGCTCTTAAAAACTCAATATGTTCGTCAAAATAAATCCGTTTATTCATCGCTTACCTCAAGCATCTTTGGTGCCCGCTTTGTCATACCTGTGTTTATTGTCGTGTGGGCTTTCAATGCCAGGGCCGCGTTATTGATGATCTGTGTTGAGATGCCGCACATGGCCGCGGCACGGGTAATTTCTGTGTTTAGCTCATCGCCGGTCAAAGATTTGCTTAATCTGTCAAGCTGGCTGAAGAGATGTTCGTTCAGATCTGTTAATTTGTTCGACATATTTACCTCCATTTTTTTGTTTCGGCCCTGGACACTGCCGGGGCTTGGTATAAAGTTTCTACATGTTTTGCACGGCAGTTTTCCTGAGCCGGCGGCGTCCGTGCAAGCTTTAAATTTTATGCATGTCACAGGTTAACTCCTACGGTTTTTATTAAGCCTGTTTCTTTGTCCAGAACTGCCACGCCCCACCGGTTTTGATACCTCACAATAGCTTTGATAACGTCTCCACAATCACGACGGATAAAGCAGTCTCGATTGTTACTGATGATTGCCAGGCGCATTTTCTCAATGTCGTAAGGATCCGGTTGCCCTGTGCCACCTTTCACGGATTCTTAAAGAGCAGTGCATTTTAATCGCAGCGGAGTGTGTAGTCATGACGCCACCCATTTTTGATAACGTTCCCACGCGGCACAATGGTCAGGCTCGTCCGGGTATGCATCAAGGCACGCCTGGGCGCAATAAATGACGGGGTCAATGATGTCTTGTCGGCCCGGCTTTACCTTTGCGTATATATCAGTCAATCCGGCAATGAGCATTGAAAGTATCTCAGGAGGCTCCAACGGGCTGTGTAACATCACACCGACAGCATTAATTATCTGCCGAGTTTTTGACGATGATAACGCCGGGTATGGATATTTACCTGTTGCTTCGTAGCCTGCATTGTAAAGCGATTCTCCAAGCGCTTTCAGCGTCTTTGACTCATCCACGGTTTGGATTTTTTTGCCAACGGCTGCCGATAGGGATAACGTTGCAAAAACCTTCGTTGATGGGTTCACAATTATACAACCTCCACAAATTCACCGTTTTTTAATTTATAGAAAACGTCAGCTTTTAAAATTTTTCCATCAACGAACCCGGATTTTACGCACAAAGGGACAAGCCTTTTTTTCTCTGCGCTGTACTCCCATTCAGCAAGAGTGATCCAATTTCCTACACTGGATTTAATTTTCGAGTTCACGCCTGTCGCTGCACAAACACTATCATGCCCGCCAACAGTTATCTCGGCAGAATCACCTGCCGAACCGATCTTGGCATAATTACCTGCCGAACCGATCTTGGCATCATTGCCTGCCGAACCGATCCTGGCATAATTACCTGCAGAACCTATATTAGCATCATTGCCTGCAGAACCGATCTTGGCATTTCTCCCAGAAGAACCGATTTGGGCATATTGCCCGGCAGAGCCGATCTTAACATAGTCCCCTACTGAACCGATTTGGGCCTCTGTCCCAACCGAACTGATCTGGGCATCGTCCCCTGCAGAACCGATTTGGGCATATCGCCCGGCAGAGCCGATCTGGGCATAGTCCTCTACTGAACCGATTTGGGCAGCGTGACAGCTATTATTATTGTAAGAAAAATTTGATTTGCATTCATCAATGAAATAGTAGGCAAGTTCTTTAACGAAGCCGCTCAAACCCATTCTCATACCGATTTCTATTTTTGTTGTAACGTGCTTTGAGTCGCCGGTTTTATTATCACTTATGGCTGTAGATAACGCTTTGACTTTGCAAAATTCTGAGTCATGGATGGAATAATAATTTAAAACATCGAATGGATTTGTGCAGAAGTGAAAACCTGATTCACATATAATTGCTTCCTTTTCTTCAAAAATTGTATTCTCTTTAAATTGAAACCCTTTGCAGGTAAGGCCTTTATTGAAGGCTTTATAGCCTTCTACCGGTGTATTTTCACTTGTCATGTCTCTTTTAAACCTCCTCTTAAAGTTGTTTGTTACATTGAGGCACTTTATCAGTATGCACAATAGCTTGTCAATAGAAAAAATAAACATAAAATAAAGAAAAAATAATGCTTGACTAAAGAAAATAGAAAGTTTATGGTAGTATAAAGTTTATAAAAAATGAGGATTAAAAATGAAGAACCTACAGAAAGAAATGAAGTTGAAAGGCATGAAATATTCCGATCTTGCCGATGCCATAGGGGTATCGGTAATGACAATTAACGGATGGATAGCTGGCATTTTCAAACCAAGCCCCAAAAGCGTTAAAAAACTTTTGGAGTTGGGTTTTTCTGAGGACGCTTGTTTGCGCCCGGCTGACGAATCAGATAAATCAAAGGAGGATTAATGGGAGAATACGATGTAACCTGGGCGCAGGTGTCTAAATTGCCTTTCTCATTAAAAAGAGAAAGGATTATATCAAAAATAACTGCATTTTTGATGGCTTGTTTTTGCTGCATGGGATTATTGACAGCTTATGCTGACATGCCTGTTTATGTGTTGCTCCTTGGCTTAAGCCTTGCGTCGCTGGCTTGCGCTGAATTAATAAGGAGGGCAAAGTGAATATAGCTATGTTCCAGATACAGAACAAAAAAAATGTTCCAAATATGGAACCAGGCAAAATAGATTCCTTTTGGCACCATGCCGTACTGGAAAAAACGTATAAGAGAGATCATAAGCGGAACGCGCTTAAGCGTTGCAAATATGACCTTGTTTTTGGCCGTGGGATATTCCGGGCAAGGAGAATATACAAAGACACCCGGACCGGAGAACGCCGGGAGACAATCGAACTTTACGACAACGGGTTTAACACTGAGATAAAGGAGGATTAATGAAAACTGTTGTAATCAATAAAATGAGGCTTAAAAACTTCAAAGGGGTGCAGGACTTCAACCTTGAGCCAAACGGCCAGAGTATCAGCATTTTCGGAAAGAATGCATCAGGCAAGACAACCATTCAAGATGCCTTTTTTTGGGTTCTCTTTGGAAAAGACTCCAAAGACCGGGCAGACTTTCAGATCAAGCCTGTTGACGCATCAGGGGACGAAATCCACAACCTTGAAACAGAGGTAGAAGCCGTGCTTGATGTTGACGGTAAAGCCGTCACACTCATGAAGCTTTATAAAGAAAAGTGGACAAAATCAACTGGCAAGGCCACCCGTGAGTTTTCCGGGCACACAACCGAGCATTTTGTTGACGGCGTCTGGGTCAAGAAAAAAGATTATGATCAACGCATTTGCGAGCTCATAGACATCAACTCATTTAAGCTTGTCACCAACCCGTTTGAATTTGCAAACATCCCATGGCAGGCCAGGCGCAAGATGCTGCTTGAAATGTGCGGGGATGTGTCAGACCAGGACGTGGTGGCGTCTGATGCCGAACTCTCCCCGCTTGCGTCAATACTTGACGGCTTGTCAGTTGATGACCACCGAGACAAGGTAAAAGCTCAGCAGAAAAAGATCAATGAAAAATTGAAAGAAATTCCTGCGCGTATCGCTGAGAACCAGGAGATGGCCAAGGATGCCACGGCACCGGATCAGAAAGAAAAAGCCATGCTGGATAAAAACCTGACGGATCTCCAGGACAGGCTTGCAAGAGAACGTAATAACGAAACTTTATCAGCAAAACGGATTGAGCTCAACGAAGTCATTGCAGCAATCCAGCAGGAACAGGCCAGGGTTGATAAGATTAATAGGGAAGGCGAAAAGCCTATACGTGATGTTATTTTCGCTCTCGAAGAAGAAAAGCGCCATAAAACATACAAAATTGAAGAATTAAAAGAAAACGTCATCAGGGATAAAAAGCGTAACTCAAATAGCCTGGAAGCAATTGAAAATGTACGCGCCAGATGGCATGAAGAAAATTCAAAAAAACCAACAAACAATACTACTACCTGCCCAACATGCGGGCAAGAGATGCCACAGGATCAGGTCGAAGCCGCAACCAAGGCTTTCAATAGTTCCAAGGCCCAGCGCCTTGAAAAAATTAATGCTGAAGGCAAGCAGCTTAAATCGGGGATTGATGCCAGGGTAAAAGCAATAGAGGATGAACAATTCAAAATTGAAGAAATGTTGGAGAAGGTTGAAGAAATTGAAGAAAAACTTTGTTTTAAAAAAACAGAGCTTGATGGCATCGGATCGGCTAAACCTGACACTGAAGGCCTTGAACAGAAAAAGGCAGGGATTGAAAATGAAATCGCCACAATCAAGAACGGTTCCGGCATCAGTGAACGCTACCTTTCCGAGAATATCCAAAAAGTCAGAGAAAAACTTGATATCCTGGCAAAAGCCAAGGCTGATTACAAAGCATCCGAAACGGCTAGGGCCAGAATTGTTGAACTTAAGCAGCAGGAAAAGGCCCTGTCGGCTAAATATGAAGAACTCGCAAAAGAACTATATCTCACTGACAAGTTCATTGTCCGCAAAGTTGAGATGCTGGAAGGGGCTATAAACTCTCGTTTTAAGCTGGCAAGGTTCAAGCTGTTTGAACAGCAAATCAATGGGTCCATAAACCAGTGCTGCGAAATACTATACAACGGTGTGCCGTTTGAGAGAGGGTTGAACAATGCAGCACGAATAAATGTAGGTATCGATATTATCGATACGCTGTCCGACTTTTTCGGATTCAAAGGGCCTATTTTTGTTGACAACGCAGAGTCAGTTAACAATATTTTAGACACGCCTTCCCAGGTCATCGGGCTTTATGTGTCAGATTACGAAAAATTAATTATCAAGGATAAAAACAACATGGAGGTAACAGCATGAGCAACAGTCTACCAGCGATACGAAAGGTAATTACAGGCGCAGGTATGCAGGCAATGATTCAGCAGCGCATCGGGGAGAAGGCCGGAGTTTTTACAACTTCGCTTTTGGACCTCATCGGGGATAACACTGCCCTTCAAAAATGCGATATTAATCTGGTGGTAAAGGAGGCCATCAAAGCCCCGGCCCTGGACCTGCCGATCAACAATAACCTGGGATTTGCATATATCATTCCTTACGGCAATAAGCCGCAGTTTATCATGGGATATAAAGGCTTCGTGCAACTTGCTATCCGTACCGGCCAGTATAAGCACCTAAACGCAGACGCAATTTTTGAAGGTGAGGAAATCATCGTTGACAAAATCCGTGGAACAATTGAGTTGACAGGCAAGGCAACGTCTGAAAATGTCGTCGGGTACTTTGCATATATAGAGCTTATAAACGGATTTGAGAAGGCTATTTTCTGGACCAAAGAGCAGGTCACGGCGCATGGCAAGAAATTTTCCAAGACGTTCAGCAATGGCCCATGGAAGTCAGACTTCAACGCCATGGCAAAAAAGACGATTCTTAAAAGTCTGATCAGCAAATACGGCCCGCTTTCAATAGACATGACAAACGCATTGAGTTCTGACTCTTCAGATTTCAGGAGCCATGACGCTATGGCCCAAGATGAGATCGAAACCAACGCAAACCAGGAGTATATCGACATCACCCCGCGCCCGGCCCAAATGGATGAGCCCGGACCGGACGGCATGACCGGTGCGGATAAGGCAGAAACATTGGTACAGGACCGTGCCGAGGCTGAGACAAAAATGCAGGATGGACCTGATTTCTAATTAAACAACAAAAAGGAATTTATCATGACAGAATTTAATGAAGTATCAGTGGTTGAACTTAGAACAAAAATAGAAGCAACATTTCGTGAATTCATGCTTGACTCTGCAAAGCCTAAAGTCAAGGCAGCAGCCCGGCGGGCAAGAAAAATAACGTCAGAGCTTGAAAAAATGCTGAAAGAATACAGGAAGATCAGCATCAAGTGATCGAAATCACCACAATAGCATCCGGGTCTTCAGGAAATTGCTACCGCATCACAGATGGAAAGAGCGTCCTTATGATAGACGCTGGTATACGTTTTCAGGAGATCCGGAAGGCTTTTGATTTCAAACTTTCCGGTGTTTCCGGTTGTCTGCTTGATCACGAACACGGTGACCATTCCAAGGCCATAAAAGATGTTCTTGCGGCAGGCATTGACTGTTATATGAGCGCCGGCACTGCCAAAGCGTTGGAGTTATCCGGACACCGGTTACACACAGTCCCTGCCCTGGAACAATTCCGGGTGGGGACGTTCACCGTCTTGCCGTTTCCGGTTCAGCACGATGCCCAGGAGCCATTCGGTTTTTTGATACAGTCGGATGCCGGGGACAAGCTGCTTTTCATCACTGACAGCTATTATTGTAAATACCGTTTTTCTGGGCTGACGCATATCATGATAGAGGCTAATTACCAAAAGTCGATCCTGGATGAAAATATAGCGTCTGGTGTTGTTCCGGCAGCGATCAGGGCCAGGATTATCAAGAGCCATTTTGAAATTGAAAATGTAAAAGCGTTCCTGGCAGCATGTGATTTATCCCAATGCCGTGAGCTACATTTGATACATATATCAAGCACAAGCGGCGATCCGGTAGGGTTTGTTGAAGAAATCCAGGGCTTGACAGGTATACCTACAATTGCAGAATAAAACATGCGTTGCATGAACCAGCTCGCCAACGCGCTGGCCGGACCTCCTCAAAAAATACCGGGGAACGCGCCTGCCGATTCGGTTCTTAAAAAGGCGCGGGTTGGATTAAAAAAAAATGAAATGACGATACCTATGTTCCCGAAACAGATTTCGGGAACGTTTCACAGAGAATGGAATGGAAAGGAGAAATTTAAATGGCAGGGATAGATTATCTATCATGCGCAGGATGCGGCAAGCGTCTTGCATACGACGGAGAATTTGAGTTTAGACACGGGTTGAAATCAAATGGGAACACGGTTGGTGTTACGTGTGATCATTGCGTTAAAAAGCTAAAAAATAAGATTCTTGATCTGCAAAAACACGATAGGAGACGGCATTGATTTTTATCCCAGGCAACGTGCCAAGCCTTAAAAACTCAAAGCAAATATCAACCGTGGCCGGCAAGCCAGTCTTGCTATATTCCAAAACAGTTACAAAATACCTTCAAAAATTGGGTATACAGCGGCTTTCGTCTCGTACTGGTATAACTGGGTACAAAACAAGACAAAACTTGTTTAAACAGACAATTAATGGCTTTTTTGACGATGCGCCGACACCATGCGTATTGGGTTTTAATTTTGTGCGTGATTCAAAGCGCGTTTTTGATTTCCACAACGCATGCCAAATAATTTGCGATCTGCTCGTAGCCCATGGTGCCATCAAAGACGATGACATTAAGCATCTTATCCCCGTCCCGATGATGATCAACGGATCGTGGTATTCAATCTCCAGGGACAACCCTGGAGTTTATCTAAAAATTATAACTGATTACAATTTAAATTTTGAGGTGTGAAAAACAATGAAGATAGGGTTAAATATCAAGATAGACGTGACGAAACTCGACAAAGCACGGTTTTTCAAGGGCAAAAAAGGAACATATGCCGACCTAACCTGCTTCATCGACACTGAGAACGTCAGCGAATATGGAGACAATGGAACAGTGAGCCAGGCGATAACCGCTGAAGAGCGACATGACGGGCTTAAATTGCCTATCCTGGGCAATGCAAAGGTTTTCTACACGGATGCTGGCAATAAGCAGCAAAGCCAGCCAAAACCGAATTATCAGCCTCCTCCGCCGGATGACGACAGCTCTTTTGATGTGCCTTTTTGATGATTGAATAATAAAAAGTCAGGGCTTTTGTCTTGACTTTTTATTTTGCTTTGGTATATATAATTACAGTTTGAAATTAACTATAGGAGGATACAATATGATTGAAGTAGGAGAGTGGAAAAACAACGGTAAAACAATAGTAGGAAAGAGAAATCAAAACAGAGTAGAAAAATGGTTCACTGCAAATCCTGGTATGACAGTTGCTGATTGTGCAAGGGCACTGGGTTTAACTTGGCAGACAGTTAAAAAACATGTCGTAGCTATTAAAAAAGAGGACTCAAAAAATGCCAAATAAAGACCCATTAATCCATTTCCCTTTTTATTGCAATGAGTACAGGGACATGCTTGCCAAATATTCTTACGAGGAAAAAGGGGCATTCGTCGAAGTTCTGGCAACGTTTATTGCGGAGGATGGCGCTATATCAAGAATATCTGAAATGTCAAAATATCGGATGTTTGGCGCTTTTACAGAATCAGAACAAAGAGCCCTTGATGTTGTATTCAAGGAAGCAATTTCTTTGGGACAAGATATAATAAAAAAACAAAAATTATTGAGAGGGAAAAAGCGAAAAAAACGGGGCAAAAGGTGGCCGTCCAAAATATAACCAAGCGGATAACCAAGCGGATAACCTACAGCAAACCGAAACCCAACCTAAATAAAAAAGCATAAAAATATGCCTTATAATCTTAACGATTGTGGAGGATATAGATATATACCTTCCAGGCTTCCAGATTTTTTAGAAAATGCGTCTCCTTGTTGTCAACGGCTATGGTTTTATCTCATCCGTAAAGTTAAAATTAACGACACTGCATCTTTAAAAAGAGGGCAGCTTATAGCAACATACCAAGGGCTTTCAGACGGTATTTATTGGACAGAAAACAGGCAAAAAAAATCATATAGCGCAAAAGAGATAAGGACATGTATTGCCATGCTTAAAAAGCATGGGATTGTTGATACTAAACAAATAACAGGAGGATCGGCAGGGTTTGTTTTAACAATGTGTTTTTACAGAGAAATTCAAACGTGGGAAAGTTATAAAAATGAACCGGGGCAGGGGGTGGAAATCAAAATGCACAATGATACCGATAGCTTATATGACTATAAAAATGAACCGGGGCAGGGGGTAGGGCAGGGACCGGGGCAGGCCATGAGTATATTAAATAATACACCAGTTAGCATAGAGTATAATAATACTAATACGCGCGAAGATATTCACGCGCGCGGGGGTAGCGACGTGAAAGCGTACGGCTTTGATGGAGTAGATACGTCAATCTGCCATAATTGTGGGGCATGGATTGGTGAAGATGCAGATATCTGCCCGAATTGCGGGGCATCATGCTAAAATTACCATGCGTCACAATCACGCTAAATGCAAACAACGAGCTGCAATACGATCCGACAGGCAATGCAGAAAACAAAGCTGAGTGGTGGGCCAGGATACAGAGCCACAATAATGAGATCGTGGCTTACCTCAAAACGTTTAAGCAGGCCGATGCCTTGGCGGATTACGTTGACGGCGGAGAAAAAGCCGGGCCATATTCAGAACGAAAAGAAAAATTGCCCGAGCTTTCAGCCTTGGTGGAATCAATGCGTATGTCTGAATCGAGTATTTTGGGCCATTTGAACGCGATACAGATACAGGCGCATAGGGATATATACCTCAAAGCATTAAAGGGGCTTAAAACGTATCAAACGTTCGCCGACAAAAACGTGCCTGATAAGGGTACTTTTGCAAGAGTGATAAACGATAAAGGACAGCTATCAAATGGCGTAAAAAAACAGCTTGAATCATTAAACAAGGCCGGTGCTGGCGTTTATTTAACAGTCAACGAGACTGACGGGAAAGGCAGGAAAATAGAAAACATCACCCAGGTCCGGGCGTGTTTTGCCGATCTGGATGGCGCACCATTGCATCCCGTTTGGGATTATCACCCGTCAATGGTGGTAGAGTCGTCTCCTGGTAAGTATCATGCATATTGGTTGACGGATGAAAAATTTCCTTTGGAAGGATTCACCCAGGTGCAAGAGGCCATCGCGTTGACTTTTCAATCAGATTCAACAGTAAAAGATTTGTCACGTGTGCTGCGTGTCCCAGGTTTTTATCACAACAAAGGTACGCCGTTTTTAACAAGGGTGATACATTTTTCTGGCGGAATTTACGATTTCGGGACATTGGTTGAGATGTTCCCACCGGCACCAAAACAGCAATGGTCAGCACCAAAATACCAGGACGCAAAAAGTTTTGATAACAGTGGTTTTAAGGGGCATTATGGCGTAGGCGAAGGACAAAGGAATTGTCACATAACGAAACGCGTGGGGGGTATGCTAAAACGCGGCCTACCGTGGCATGAAATAGAGCAAGAGGCTTTTAAAGAGGGCATGGCATGCTCACCTCCGCTCAGTGAAAATGAGGTCCAAAATATTTTAAAATCGTGCAGAAGATATGCTTGACAATTTTTTATTGTCTTTGTACTATCAACATAGTGGGATAGGGCGGCCACCCGAAACCCTGCACCTGACAGGTTATCCCACTCATCTAAAAATCAGGAAAGTTTACAGGAGACTTTATCTTTAAATGCTATCAATCCCACCATCAGAGCCCATAATATTAAGGCCTATACAAGAAGAAATTATTGCGGCATGTCGTGATACGATGCGTAATCACAAGCGATTTATTTTGCAGGCTGCTACCGGGCTTGGAAAGACAATCTTAGCTACCTGGATGATAAAAAAAGCGTTTCAAAAAGGTAAAAAGTGCCTTTTCGTTTGTGATCGGATTACGCTCGTTGAACAGACATCGAAAGTTTTTGAAAAATACGGCGTTGGCCATGGCATCATTATGTCAAATCATCCTGGATATGATCCTGAGTTGCCTGTCCAAATAGCGTCTATCCAGACACTTGCCAGGCGTAAAATTCAAACATTCGATTTAATTTTTATAGACGAAATTCATTCTTTTTTTAAGGCTCACCAAGAATTACTGCAAAAAAATAAAGAATCTTTTGTAATAGGCTTGTCAGCTACTCCGTTCACCGCCGGGCTTGGCAAACATTTTACGACGCATATTGAGCCAGTGCCAATGCGCAAGCTCATTGATGATGGATATCTTTGCGATTTTGAGATCTATGGCCCTGATACGTTTGATCTGTCAAAAGTCCGTACAGTTGCCGGGGAATACAAAAACGACGATCTTGGAGACGCCACGGATACTCCTAAGCTTGTGGGTGATGTCGTTGATACCTGGTTTAAGCTCGCAAGAGATCGGAAAACAATAGTTTTTTGCACAAATGTTGCCCATGGCCGACACCTTGCCAAAGAATTTTGCAAGCGTGGAATAAAAGCGGCTGAGATAAACGGATATATGCAAAAAGATGGTGAGGATGGCCGTGAAAAAATATTGGAATCGTTTGTAACTGGTGAAACACAAGTAATTTGCAGCGTTGAGATTTTGATTAAGGGATTTGATGTCACTCATGTTGATTGTGTCGTATGGGCCACGGCCACCAAATCTCCTACAAAGTGGATACAAGGATGCGGGCGTGGGTTGAGGATCCATGAAGGCAAAAGGATGTGCAGAATTATTGATCACGGCAGCAATGCAGAAAGACTTGGCTTCCCGGACGAATTTGAGTTTTTAGAACTTGACGATGGCAAAAAAGGAGACGCAAGTAAAAAGAAAAAAGAAAAGAAAGAAAAGCTTCACAAAAAATGTCCGTCTTGCGCTTATTTAAAGCCATCTGGTGTTTATATTTGCCCTGCTTGCGGCTTTGCCCCTGTCCATGTTGAGCCGGTAGAAACGCAAGACGGCGAACTTAAAAAGCTAAAAAGGAAAGCTAAGAACGAATACAGCCTTTTAGACAAAAAAGCGTTTTTAGCTCAGCTAAATCAATACGCGGCTGATAAAGGGTACAAGCAAGGGGGAGGTGGTTGTTTTGGTTGGGCGCTGCATGCGTACAAAGATAAATTTGGCACGAATCCACCAAGTGCGATCCGGTGGAATAACAGGGCCATCCCCGGCGGAGATGTTTTGGGGTGGATTAAACATCGCAATATCAAAAACTCAAAATGATTAAGGAATTAATATAGAATGAAATGCCCAAAGTGCGAAACAGAAATGTATATAGACAGCTGGGATGGATGGTTTTGGACTTGTTTTAATTGCGGGTATGTCGGACGGCAGGCAACTCATGAAGAATCTGAAAAGCAAGAAAAAAAACATCATGAAGAATATCTTAAAAAATCAAGAAAGGTGCTTGAAAAATGAAAAAGACATTGGCAATACTTATTGCGGCTGTGGTGATACCAGCTTCAGCAATCGCTGAACAAAATGCAAAAAAGGTAGATTTCTGTGCCCGGCTATCAAAAACGGCCGTGAAGGTAATGCGGATGCGGCAAGATGGCCGGCCCATGTCCGAGTTGATGCAAATAGCTGATAAAAATGGGCCACTGTATGTGCATATTGTAAAAACTGCATATGCCACGCCACGCCGCTATGCCGAAGAAAACAAACAAACAGAAGTTGAAGATTTTGAGAATGAAATATTTTCAGAGTGCTTAACAATCTTGGAAAAGGAGTAAAATAATTGAAATATATTTGTAAAGATTGCGGCACAAGTACGCCGTGCATAATTGACGCGCCTGATGGCCTTGAATCTCCTTACGCTTGTCCGTATGCAAACGAGGATGACGGTATTTACGCAAATTGGAAAAAACTATCAGATTCAGATTACTTTGAAATGCGCGGCTTGTGTGCTGATTTTTCAAACAATGATGAGACCTGCAGTTTTGAGCGGGAAAAGAAAAAAACACAAAATGACTGCAATGCGTATCGAGAATATGAAAAGCACGAATTTTGTCTTGCTATGCGTTGCGCATGGCTAAAAAAAGGAGAATGCCAACTTCAACCAGGAGGTTGCCTTTTCGCAAAAGAATTCCATATATGGCTTAAAAAAAATGGCTTTAAAATCGTTAAAAACAAAGATGGAATTATGAGGTGGTTTAAAATGACTGAAACAGATCCAAATGGCATTGATCAGCATTCCCCAGGGGCCAAACTTGACAACGGAAAGATCCTTGCCGGTATCCTGCAGCAATGGCCCAGGGCTTTGACTGCGGTCCTGGAAGTTGCCACGTTTGGTGCTCAAAAATACACTCGTGGCGGGTGGATGCATGTCGAAAATGGTGTTGAACGGTATACAGACGCAATGTTCCGGCACCTGCTGGCCGAGCCTCTTGAGCCGGTTGACCCGGATTCCGGCTTGTCACATGAAGCTCATGCGGCATGGAATGCGTTAAGCCGTCTGGAATTAAAACTTACTGATACTGAAAGGAAAAACTTATAATGAAAGAATCAATTTATAGCAGAATGATCGGTAAAATGGTCCTGGTACGCAGTTATAATGAAGGGATTAATGCAGGAATAGTTGTTGCCGCGGATGAGACAGGTATTGAACTTAAAGGCTGCCGGAGGATTTGGTATTACAAACCGAAAGACAAAAAATTAAGTTGGTACGAAGGCGTCGCCATGTCAGGATTGAGTGATGATTCAAGAGTGTCCGGAACTGTCCTGAGAAAAGTCATTGTTGAGAGCTACTCAGTTACGGAATGTACAAATGATGCGTTTAAATCGATTATGGAGAAAATACCAAATGCTCAAGATTAAAGATTCAAAAAAAGAAAATTGGTCTGGGTATGGGTCTGGGCATAGGGATGGGGATAGTGATGGATCTGGGTCCGGGTCAGGGTCTGGGTATATGGATGGGTCCGGGGACGGGGATGGGTCCGGGTACGGGTCCGGGTCCGGGGCAGGGTCCGGGTACGGGTATGGGTATGGGTATGGGGATGGGTATGGGTCCGGGTATGGGTCCGGGGACGGACCCGGATTTTAATACAGCAGGTAAAAGGAAGGCGCAGTCTTGAAAAAAAACTAAAAAAAAAGTGATTTTCAAGACTGTTTTTGAAGCATAAATATAATTGAGGAGGAGTCAAAATGAATTTTACGGAATATCAGGCAGAGGCAACCGAAACAGCGGTCTATCCGGATCGTGGGAAAAATTTGTATTATCCTGCCCTTGGGCTTAACGGCGAAGCAGGCGAAGTTGCCGAAAAAGTCAAGAAGCTTATGCGGGATCATGGCGGGATTCTTACCGACGACATTGCCGAATCAATCGCAAAAGAGCTTGGGGATTGTCTATGGTACATAGCCGAAACGGCAACGCAAATCGGCGCAAGCCTGGATGCAATTGCAAATGCAAATATTGAAAAGCTGAGATCACGGCAAAAGCGAGGTGTAATACAGGGCTATGGTGATAACAGATGATAAAATGCCTGCCATATAAAGCCGAGTTTAAAACAGGCACGACATGCGTAAGAAATCAGCAAAAAATAAAAGAGTTGAAAGCTGGTGGACGGGATAGCTTTAACCGCAAAGATACAGCAGAAGAGATTCTTGCAGCTATGCCGACGGACTATTTCCGCATCAAAGAGTGCGATGGCTGCAAGGTAGGAATTGAGTTATACAAAAAAGCAGCGAAAGAGGGGCGGGTACCCGGAGAATTTAAGGCAAATTATTCTCGCATAAGTCACAAAAAAAGACTGTCTATGATTGCCTGTGAGGCTTATCACAGGCAGAACGCACACATAGGTTGGTAATTAAAAAGCCCTGGCAATATCAGCCAGGGCTTTGTTTATTTCTTTTTCCGGCCACGGGTTTCCGGCAGGCTCTTTATCCAGTCAACTGCTGAGATGTGGATGATTAAAGTCCTGCTTATCCTTTTTGCCAGGCCTGCATTAAGCAGCGCCGGTGCAAGCTGCTGTATCCTGCGATCCGACAGGCCCGTGCGTTTAGCAGTCTGGCTCACTGATATCATGCTTTCAAACATTTTTTAGCCTCCTCCGGTAGTATTTTACATTGCATTCCAGGATTTCTTTACCTACGGCGCAGTCAGCCACTGGGATGTAATTCCCCGCCGAAAAAACGCTTATGTATTCATCTGTTTTTTCAATCGTTTCACCGGTGCGAAGGCGTCTGTATCCGTTTTCCATTCTCAAAACTCCGCTTTTAAGAGTTCTATGTAATTCTCAACCGCCGTTTTATATTCGGTTGAGGCCATATACGCAATCAATCCTGCTTTGCAAGTGTGGCCTTTTGATATCGCGTCCATAATCACCAGTTGAGCGGCTTTCTCTGCTATAATCTTTTCCATGATGTTCTCCTTGTTATTGCCCCGGCGAACCGGGGCTATGCTGCAATTATCTTTTTGAGAAACCTACGATATCAGCCATTTCTGGGCCAAACGCTGTAACAATTGCATTCCGTTGTGCGATAAGCCGATTTCTTTTTGCTCTAAAGTGTTTACGCATAATGGCGCTGTCATAAGCTGCGATAGCTGTCAGCGCGTCAATAGTACTAAAAAGATTAAATCCGTTTGAGAATATACCGATGCCTTCTTGGTCAGCGTCCTCACATCCTTTTATATCAAACCAAACATGTACTGTCATATCTTCTAATTTTTGTTCAAACATATTTCATCCCCCCTTTTTTTGTGCCCCGGTTTCCCAGGGCTGGTTTGGTGTTATTTTGTTTTTTTAATCCGGATGCGGCTTGTTACAACAGCATTGTTTTCTTCTATTATTTTTTTGAAGTGCTTTGCAGAGGATGCCAGGCATTCGGTAAGAACTTCCTGTCCGCCCCTTTTATTTTTAGTCCATGCGGTGTATGTCTTCATGATTTTCTCCTTTGTTGCCCGGCATGTGTAGACCGGGCGGTTTTGTTTAGATTTCTGCGCGTCTGTCGTCTTCAAGCCAAAAAGAATTATAATCTATTTTTTCAAACCGGATGCCGGACCAATTTTCGGGGTCATCATCTTCTATTTTCTCGAAAATAATGCCGTCAGCCGCATTTTTTGCATTTTCTATAAAGTTTAAGGCAATTTCAATTTCACCGCGTTGGATATATTCTTTTGCCCGTTCGAGCTTCCCGAGGACCTGCGCGATATTAGTGGGGTAAATTGTGAAATTTTTTCCTGTTTCATCTTTAAGTTCAAGTGTTTTATATTCCATGATATTCTCCCGGTTTATGTCTCGGGGTTATTCCCTCGACTTCATGATTAAACAATACGCCTTGCCGAAACTATTGTCAAGTAAAAAATGCGGCAAAACGAAATTATTTTTATGGCTATAAATCTGGTATACTTTTGCTTTTGTTTGAGGAGATTTAAACATGCTTAAAAAGATAACTCCAAGGCTGGCCACTGCGACTTTGTCCAGAGCCAGCGCCAAGCCGGAACGGAGGATGGCGGACAATGTCCTGGAAATGCTGGCAGGTGCTGGAAATCAATATGCTCTTGAGGAATTGAAACGGCGCAAATAGGCCAAATGGACTAAATGGACGAAAAGATGAGTCAGTCGCTTGCCTTGTATTGAAAAAACAGGTATACAACAAATAGTGTTTGCTGAAAAAGGAACCTGGTAGTTGATCACTCTTGGCTGGGTAAGTCAGCTACCAGGTGGATGGAAATGGTGTCATACAGACTCCTTTTTCGTTTGGAGTTCGACCCATTAGATGGATAATAATACGCATTGACGTATTAATTCAAGTCTTAATTTCCTGCCTTTTTCTTCAAAAATCCACAAATCCCACAACATAAGCCAGGAGAGCTATCATGAGCCTTTTAGCGGAATTATCAAAAAAACCAATACCACCAATTTATGCGGAAATCCTAAAGCCATTGTCAATTTATGCCGTCGCCGATCGGCTGGACATTTCATACAGCTATTGGCGAATGATCCTTTTAGGCCAGCGAAGACCCGGCCACAAGCTTGAAAAACGGATTCTTGCGTTGTATGAGCAGGTAAAATCAGAGCTTGAACAGGTTTAACCCACAAAAGGAAAACGCCCCAAGGTGGACCAACCAGCGGGGCGTTTAAGGAAATCTAATGAAAAACGATACCACAACGTTTAATAAAAATCAAGACATTAGAGTCAAAACAAGCTTCAAAAAATCATACCCGGTTACGGCAGACCTTCTTGAAAAATTCCGGGGGCACAGCGACGCCTTACATTTTTTTCTTTATGCCGCGACCATGCCAAGCGAATTTATTCTAAGACGTGAACACATGAAGAAAAGTATCCTGGGAATCGGGGACCACCGCTTTAGACGGGAAATTAAATTCCTGAAAGAGCTGGGTGTACTTAGCCAAAAAGCTGTCCGGGGTGACGGTGGGTTTGTGGGTTCAGAGTATCTTATCACGGATATTCGGGCGGATCAGTCAAAACCCGCGCCATTTGGGGATTGTTCAGACTTGTCGATTTCTGACATGTCTGAAACCTACGCGCATATTATACAAGGGGGAGATAAGGAAGATTTAGCAGTGAGGGGGGTGGAGGACTTCGCAAATGTGCAGATGATTCCGTTCAGTGGTGACGCTGATGCAAACCGTCAGGCGTTCCTTGACATGTTCCCTGGTGTGAAGACATTCCAAACATTTGATGACAAACCAACTAAACGTCGTGAGCTGAATCATATCTTTCATGAGTACGATCCTTTAAATTTTGAGGCAATGAACGACAAGGATGCCGGTGTATTTTTGACGGTCAACGAGACAGATGGTAAGGGCAGAACCGCTGAGAATGTAACAAGTGTTCGGGCAGTCTATGCAGATTTAGACGGAGCGCCTTTGGCACCTGTGCTTGATTACAAGCCGCATATGGTGGTGGAGTCTTCTCCTGGTAGATACCATGCCTATTGGCTGACAAATGACGTGCCTTTGGATCAATTCAGGGATCTGCAAAAATCAATCATCGCCTTGTTTGATGCCGACAAATCAGTACATGACTTGCCCCATGTGATGAGGATGCCGGGATTTTACTGGCGTAAACAGGATCAGGGATATCTGACAAAAATCATCTTTACCAGCGATCGGGCAGACAAGTTCACATGTGATGAATTAAAAGCGATGTTTCCACCATTGAAGAAATCAATGTCAACCGCAATGGCATCCAGTGGGCCGCTTAAAATCCATGGGGCATCTAAAGGAGAGCGGAATAGTACCCTGTGCCGGCTCCTTGGTGGAATAGCCAAGCGTGGTGGTGATATGGATCAAATGAACGCCGCTGCTTATGAATTCGGGAGAAAATGCGATCCACCTCTTTCTAAGAGAGCTATTGAAACGACATTGTCCGGCGCAAGAAAATGGGTGTCATGAATTACAAAAGCAGAAAATGGCAGAGGGCAAGGCTGGCGCATTTGAGCAGAGAACCGTTGTGCCGTGCTTGTGGCCGTGCTGGTGGACAGGTGGATCACATTAGGCCGGTAAGCCGTGGTGGAGACCAGGGGGAGACCAGGGGGAGCACCGGGGGAATGCTATATCAATCACAAAACAGGTATCCGGGGCTGGATCTGGCTCTGGATCTGGATCTGGATCGGGTTTATTTTGGCACTGTGCCATTTTTTCTTTTTCAGATGGCCGACGTCCTTGTTCTGCCGTCCTAACTCTATCCTGAAGCGCCCCCCCACTCACCAGATCCCCAGGTGCAGCCCCGTCGTTCACCCGGCTGGCAAGCTCACGGGTTACAGTGGCGGTTGGTGCCCCTGTCTTGGCCGCTGCCAAGTTTACAATATGGGTTAGGGTTTCATTGCACAGGGCGCATTTGTTCCTGGCATCTGTGGGTAGGGTGTCAAAAAACTCATTAAGCTTTTCAATTGTTTCCTTGCTAACTCTGGCCATAAATATCTCCAAAAATAAAAAAAGCGCTTTGCAGGTGACGCCACGATACTAATCGTGCTGCAAAGCGCTTGGATAACTTATTTTTAATCCTGCGTCACCAAGATTAAACAAACAGTAGCAAATAAAAAACACAATGTAAAGTCAAAGACTCTACCAGCGCGGCCAACACGACATCGCGCTGATTGCATTCATCCTGGTAAAAATATGAAATAATTTATCAATGATCTATTGAAATAATTTCTTTTTTTATGTATTAATTTTCCACAAGTGTATACAATTGTGGAAACATGTGTTAAATGAAGAAAATAATTACATAAAAATAAGAAAATAAATACTCAGAGGTAGAATTGTGATCAATAAGCCTTATACGATCATCGGCATATACCATCAACACAGAGTCTCTGTATGTTTTTTTTAACACTTACCTCTATTTCTCAGCACACACCATTGCCAGAACAAATAAGCATTTCTGCTTGGACTCCGGAAACTGTATTAATAACAATCGGGTTTGGAATAATCACGATTTTAATAGCTATCGTAAGTTTTTTTGCGAAAAAGCAGTTAAACGATATTTTAAATACAATACATCTTTTCTCTGATCGGCAATCAGAATGTAGAGAGTCGTTGTCAATCCGGTTTGCAGATCGAATCGAAACAGCATCACACATCAGAGCATTAATTGCCAGGGCGGACAAACAGCATGAAGTGTTGACACGACACGACGTGTTGTTGAACGGCAACTGCAATCATTTAAATAGTGGGTGGTATGATGAGTAATATAACACGAAAGGTTGTAGATTGGGATTCGGTTGAGCCTTTGTATCGGGCAGGAATTCTGTCAAACTACGAAGTTGCCCAGCAATATGCAGCCGATCATAAACACTCTCAAACTTGGAAACAAACAGTTGCAGAGTCAGCCATCCGCAAGAAAGCAAAAGAAAAAGGTTGGGAAAAAAATCTTGCGGGCCGGATTAAAGAAAGAGTTCGAGAGAAATTGGTGCGTGATGACGTGCGTAATGCGAACTTATCGGATGCTGAAATTGTTGAGCAGGCATCCGAAGAGCCTGTTTTAATAGCAAAAGGGCAACGTGCGCGGACTGCGTATCATTTGCAAATTCAAGATGAATTGTCAGAGGAATTGAGGGCTGCTACGGACATTGATATTATGTCTCGGGTTCGTGGATTTAAGGACATTGCTGCGGCTATTCGGCTGCATCACGATCAGCAGGCGGCGCAGTATAATCTATCATCGACAGCAACAACAAATACGGGTAGTAACATGATTGAAGTTGAATTCGTGGGCATGAGCTAAAATGGCAATAGCCAAAACAAAAGTTCAATTTCCAGAAAAATTAGATTTCCTTTTTAAGCCTGCGAGATACAAAATTGTGCACGGTGGTCGGGGGTCGGGTAAGTCGTGGGGATTTGCCAGAGCTTTGCTATTGTTGGGGGCATTAAAACCGCTGAGAATACTGTGTACCAGGGAAGTTCAAAAATCTATCAAGGATTCTGTTTATAAGCTTTTAACAGATCAAATCCAATTGATGGGGCTTGGCGCTCAATATACTGTCTTTGCTACGACGCTCCGTGGCAACAACGGTACAGAAATGATTTTCGCTGGTTTGTCTAACCAAACCAACGAATCAAAAAAATCTCTTGAAGGTATTGATATTGTCTGGGTCGATGAAGGCCAGGTAATTTCAGATCGGTCCTGGGAGATATTATTGCCCACCATCCGCAAAGATGGGTCTGAAATTTGGGTATCATACAATCCGGAGTTAGCAACTGACCCTACCCATGTCCGTTTTGTTGTGAACAAGCCGGATGATGCGATCGTTGTCGAAATGAATTACTCCGACAACCCGTGGTTTAACGACGTCATGGAGAAAGAGCGATTACATTGCAAAGCGACAGACCCAAAGGGATATCAAAATATTTGGGAAGGCAAATGCCGCCCGGCGGTGGCAGGGGCTATTTATCATGACGAAGTCGAAAAGATGGAATATGAGAAACGCTTATGCCGGGTGCCGTACGATCCTATGCTTAAAGTGCACGTCGTCTTCGATCTTGGGTGGAACGATTCCATGTCTATCTCTCTTGTGCAGCGCCACATCTCCGAAATACGTATCATTAAATATATTGAAGAGTCGCACAAGACATTGGATTGGTATTCCGCCGAATTGAAAAAACTAAATCTCAACTGGGGTAAAGTCTGGCTGCCGCACGATGGATTCAACGGGGATTATAAAACCGGAAAAACAACCGCTCAAATGCTTAGGAAATTGGGATGGGATGTTCCTGAGAGAAATCAAATCGTTGAATTATCTGTTGAAGAAGGGATTAAAATAACAAGGATGGCAATGGGCCGCATGGCAATTGATCATACTTATTGCAAACGCCTCATCGAGTGTATCAAGCGATACAAACGACATATCAACAAACAAACTGGCGAGCCGGGGGCTCCGGTGCACGATGAATATTCGCATGGAGCTGACAATGTCAGATATATATCCGTCAATGCGGACAAAATGACGAATGATACTAACATTAAACCGCCAATCGTGCATGTAGGATATTCTCCGATTGATTCGGTGGTAGGATATTAAAAAAAATGAACAATGATGAATATATGACATTGCAAAACGCAGGGACAACCGATTCAGACGCGGAGCAGAAAAGCAAGCACGATCAATTAGCCTTGATAGAAAAATTGGCAAACAGTCTGTTGCAAAGAAGAGACGAAGCAGTCGCATTCAGAGCAGCGTCCGGTATAGAGCGACGTTGGAGAGAAGATGAGGCCCTGTTCAATGGTTTCGATCCGGATGATATGGTGGGATCATCGATGCTTGATTACGCAACCGGTGTCGCAAATAATCGAAATCAAGGTGGGATAAACCGGTCAAAAGTTATCGTGAATATTATTCGGGGGAAATGTGAGGTTGCAGAAGGCAGGTTTGCGGATATTCAACTCCCTACGGATGATCGCAATTGGGGCTTGGATATTACTCCCGATCCTTTTATGCAAGATGCAATACGGGATAACAGGTTTGCGACAATGAAAGGATCGAATCAACCGATTCAGAACGAAGACGGAAAACCTGCTAAAGTTTCAGATGTCGCGAGAAAAGACCTGGATGGATTGCGGAAAAAAATGAAAGGGATGGAGACGGTTATCGAAGACCAGCTCCTGGAATGCGGTTATAACGGAGAGAACAGAAAAGTTATACGTGATGCAATTCGGTTAGGCACAGGGATTATAAAGGGTCCTAACGTTGTGAAGCGCGTGTATAAAAAATGGCAAGATGCTGGTGAAGGGATTTTTGCATTAGAAGTTATCGAGGAACAAGCACCTGCCTCAAAGGCCGTGTCATGCTGGAATGTTTTTCCAGATCCGGATTGCGATGATGATATCAAAAAAGCATCATATGTCTGGGAACGTGAGCTGATACTCCCCAGGGATTTACGCGATCTTGTCGGTGTGAGTGGATATTTTGAGGATCAAATAAAAAAAGTTCTCAAAGAAGAACCAATACGGACCAGGGTAGGCTATGATTCGACATCAAATCAGCATCGAGTCGTAAAGGCCACATCTCCAGGAACAGGGAAGCTGTTTGAGAAATGGGAATACTACGGCAATTTAGAAAGGGACGACCTTGAAGCCCTCGGGATAGACTTATCGCATGACGATATCACTCAGAATTTTTCTGCCTGTGTTGTGTTTGTGAATGAGCGCCCAATCAAAGTCATGCTTAATGTCCTCGATACAGGGGACTTGCCTTATGATTTTTTTCAATGGACAACCGTTGCCGGGTCTGTCTGGGGTGTAGGTATTCCCAGAATTTTGTTCTGGCTGCAAAGAATACTTACAGCCGCATGGCGCGCCATGATGGATAATGCTGGTGATTCCGCCGGCGCCAATATCGTATTGTCAAACAAACTTGTGCCTGTGGACGGTAAATGGGAGATAACAGGCAAGAAAATATGGCGGTTTCTCGACAACGACGACGTGTCAGAAGCTGATGTCCGCAAAGCCTTCTCTCAATTTCAGATTGCCAACAATCAAAATCAACTGCAAGCCATTATTGAGATCGCTCTCAAATTTGTGGATATGGAAACCGCTATGCCTTCGCTGTTCCAGGGAGAAAAGGCTGAAGCTCCTGAGACGCTTGGCGCAACAAACATTATGGTTGATTCTGCCAATATTGCCCTACGTTCCCGGGTGAAATTGTTTGATGATAATATTACTAAACCACATCTGACCAGGTATTATGACTGGAATATGCAATACCATAAAGACCCTGAGATTAAAGGCGACTTCTCTGTCGATGCCCGTGGGACATCGGTTCTTTACGAAAAAGACCAACATGCCAGGACGCTTATGCAAGTGATGGCAATGAAGAACGATCCGGACTTCAACTTAAAAATAGACTGGGATAAAGCTGTTGATCAAGTGTTGTCATCATTGAGGCTTAATATTTCTAAGACCGAAGAAGATTTAAATGCTGCCAAAGAACAACTCTCACAGATGGCACAACAAGGACAGCAAGAACACCCGGCCCTTTTAGCCGCAAAAATAAGAAGTGAAACCGAGTTAAAGAAAGCTCAATTCAGAATGCAAGAAGGTGAGGTGCAGCGTCAACATGAGCTGGTAATAAAAGAAATGGACCAGAACATCAAAATGATGGAATTGGCAAATACAAAAGGGATTTCCCTGGAAAGAATCAAAGCTGAACTTTCCAGGGATGCCCTGAAACTAAAAACACAGGTGGCTTTGGCCGGACCGGATAGGAAGGGGCCACAGATTTTGACTCCTCCAGTCGAGCCGGAAGGCAGGGCACCAGAAGGAATGGCTTATCAAGCATGAAACTTTTCCGTCTGTTTAAAAAGAAGTCGGTGGCCATTGATGACAAATTTAAGCCGTTTGTTATCAATGGCCACGTTCCTGATATCGGCAGAATTGAGCAATCATCTCCGACATGGGTATTCATCGATCAGTGGGCCAAGGCAGAAATCGAGACCCTGAGAAAGAAGAACGACAATATCAATGCGTCAAAACAACAAACGACGATTTATCGTGCAGAAATCAGATTGTTAAAAAAAATTGTAGCATTACCGGGAATGGTGACCATTCAGCGATAAAATGCAAAGGATGAATTGCTAAACATAAAATAGAGCCGGGAAACCGCCTCAAAATTAACCGCCAACAGCCGGTTAAAAAAGGGAAAAATGACACCTGAAAAAACAATAAACGAAATGAGTCAGGACGAACAAACACTACGCGAAGAAGTGTTTGCCGAGGTTTTTGACGCCGAGGTTTTTGACATGGATGCGGATGCGTCGGAACGCATCGATGAAATCAACAATGATGACATAGCATCCAATGAAACCAACGCCCCACAAGAACAGGATGCAAAGAACACTGACAATGCAGAGAGTCCGAATATCCCTTCTGAACTGCAAAAGCAATTTGAAGAGATATCCAGACGTCTAGAAACATTAAGTGCCGTCGAAGAACGATTAAAGCAGACAGAACGACGGATAGGTTCAATTCAAAATGAATTCCATGCAGCCAAGGTTGCAGCAACAGAGCAATCAAAAGCGCCGACAGCCAGCGAGATGGCAACCGCCGCAAAAGACAAGGCTGATTGGGATGAATTGAAAGAGGATTATCCGGAATGGGCTGAAGCCATTGAAAAGAAACTTGCCGCTACAAGCGCCGAGGTCTCAAAGGCGATACCCAAAGTTTCTGATTTGAGAGACGGCCTTGTGTCTCAAGATGTTTTTGAAGAGCGGTTGCTTACATTCAAGCACCCAGACTGGAAGAATACAGTCAAAACCGCTGAGTATCAAGACTGGCTTAAAGCTCAACCAGAAGATGTGCAATATAAGCATTATCACGGGAAAACTGCAGATGATGCCATCTTCGTGTTGGACAGTTTTAATGCCCCCAGGACGACAAAGAAAGACCCTCAGCACCTTGCTGAAGAACGAAAAAACAGGCTTAAACAAGCCGAACAAAAAATGAAACCGCAAAGAACGAAAGGTTTCCAAAAGTCTGAAGACGATATGTCTGAAGATGAGCTGCGGGAACTTGAGTTTGCAAAAATATGGGGATAACTCCCCGGGAAAGGTAAAAAGATATGGCCATTCAAAATTACGGCACAGTTCCATCAAGGAATTTAATCAGAGCAGAAGGGCAGA